GGTTATTGTGGATGTTCCTTTAGCAATAGTATTTAACACAATTTGCCTATCTAAAGATTTAAGCAATTTATATAAATCTTTAGTGTCACGATAATGATTTGATTGATCATATGATATATTTGTAAATCTTTTATATTCATCTTTAGTTGTTAATCTTCTGTAATTAACTGATCTCATAAATTTATCTATTATATCAGCAGTTTTTAAAGATTCGCTATTTTTTAATACTTGTTTATAAGAATTTTTTAATTCCTTTATAGCTAAATAAAATTTTAAAGTATAAATTACTTCCTTAGGTAATTTTTTTAAATCTTCTTCTTTATACTCAGATGGCAATATAATATTATTATCATTTTTTAAAAATTTTAAAATGGAATAATCATAATAAGGATCTGATGGAAAAGAATTTTCTGTAAGATTACTACTATAAGATTTAAACATATCAGAATCTTTTGCAAATTTTTCAAACTTTCTATTCTTATGTGAAATACCTTTTACTAAATATGTATAAACATCTTGACCAATTGTATCGAAAGAATATAAATCTGGACTAAATAAAAATTCATTTATAGCTGTCAATTTATCTGTAGTTAAATCATTCAACAAATATTTTTCTAATCCTTTCGTATCAGCGGTTTTATTAATTATCGGATTAAATTCTGTTTGTAAATCTTCATCATATATTAATCTACAATTTCTTAATGAAATTTCAGAAGTAGCTGCCCCATTAGAATCTATTGTTGTATTTATAGAAGCAATGATACCTAATATAGTTGGACCATTAAGGTCAAAAAATACAGCCGGGAAACCAATTAATCTATATGGATTCCATGATGTTACAACTCTAGCAATTCTAGATGAATAACGATTATGTAGATATTGCTCAACAGAAAATACTCGCATGGCCGCACCAATTTCATTTTTTAAATTTACATCTTTACCAATTACTTCTTTTCCTAATTTAACATCAATATTAGTTTTATTATTATAAAATGCTTTTGTTATAACTCCATCATATGTCGATATAGCTAAATTAACACCTCTAAAAGATTCTTCTTGTGTATAATTAGATATAACTGCTCCATTTTTATCGGTTGAAATTTCTAATGAAGGTAATACATAGATAGGATTTATCCATTCCGGTAAAGATTGTCCATCAAGTAATGACCAAGATGTTTGTGAAATTTGTCTGGTAACTTCATTTACTAAATCTCTTGAAAAAGTTATTCTACTAACTTGTGAAGGAAATATTACGTTTGGTAATATTGGTACACCATTCTCTAATCTAGGAAAGTAAAAACCACGTAAAGGATAATGATAATTATTATCTAAATTGTTAAAAAAGCTTTTTACTGCTGTTGGTGCAGTTGGTACTATAAATTGATAATTAACAAATTCTTGAAATCTTGCAAGAACTTCATACAAAGTATATATCTTTTTTTCACCCAAAACAAAATTTTGTGTATTTTGAACATAGTCGGTAAAACTTTCCCATATAGCTTTTAACATTAACGGGTTAGAATATCCAGGATTTGGGAATGAAAATATTGATTGAGATAATTTATATGAATTAGAAAGTATCCCATAAAATATATCATTAAATTCAAAATATTTATTAAAAGTATCAAAAATTAATTGATAGTTTCCTTTTTTAACTCCATCTGTTTGTAATAATCTAGCAAATTCATCCCCTAACCCACCAACTCTTGTCATAGCCCCAAGTTTAGATAAAGCCCCTTTTATTTCTATATCTTTTGCATTTTCTGTATTTAATAAATCAAGATTTATCATAGATTGTGTGGTAATTTTATCTAAAGATTTATCATTCATTATTGTTACATTTGTTTTTTGCAAATACTCTGCCATTTCCTTTTGTTTTGTAACTATAGAATCAGTAGGTCTTAATCTAGCAGTCAGCATTCTATTAAATAGATGTGTAAATTTTAATACAACTTGATATCCACCTGCAGGATCTTTTACAAAATCACTCCCTGTAAGTTCACCTTCAAATAAAAGACATGACTCTTTTTGGTTTTGATCATTATATACATCTCCAAATACCTGTATATTAGTTGATGCTGGAATTCTTAGAATTCTATAGTCAGAAGAAAAAGTTATAGCCAAAGATGGTATTGTACCTTCAGCTTCTGAAATTTGAATTGAAGAAAAATGAATTTTCAACCCTTCTAAATAAACTTCCAATCCTGAAATATTTGTTACTGTTTTTGTATTTACCATTATTTATTTCCGCCTTTAGGTGCTTGTTGTTTTGATCTAACAATACTATGTGGGTAATAGAAGGCTCCTCCATTTTCACTTGTATATAATAAATTAACTATGTCATATAAATAATTATTAGCTGTTTTTTGTAATTCAATTTGATCATTTACTTGAAGACCACTATATGTATTGGATACTAAATCAGATCCTTTATTATAAAATGCAGCCATCGTTTTTTGCTGATCATCAATAACACCATTTGCCATTTCTAATTTTTGTCTCAGATAACGTAAACGTAAATCATGCTTTTGTAGCTCTGTCATATTGCCATTTTTCTCTTCATATTGAAGTATTTTACCTTCTAATTCTAAAGCATCAGTCTGAGAAGTTTCATCTATAGTATATACAAAATCTTTACCATTAGCTAAAGCATACCCAGCTTGTGATTTTAACTGAGTTTTTATTTTTTCTCTTATCGATGCATCTGTTATATTTAATTTATCTACAGCTGTTTTAGCAACATCTTCAAACATGTTTGCATAAGTATTTGATTTAGTTTGTTGTACTAATTCTGAAATATCAAAAAATTCAGAATTATTTTTAAATTCTTTTAATTGAGTTTGTCTATATTGATAGCGTTCCATTTTTTGACGTATAGCTTTGGCTTCATCACTATTTGGGGCTAAATTTTGTAATTGATTCCTAAAATCATTGATATATTTTTGTAAATTAGCTATGTCGTTTGTGACAAGAGTCATCGCACTATTAGTTTCAATATTTGATGTATCGCCTTGTTGATATTTTTCTAAGTCACTTTCCAATGTTGAAAAATATTTACCAAAATATTTATCTACCTCTTCTTCAGTGTATCCATATTTCTGTTTTATCTGTTCTCTAAGTTGATAAATTTTATTACCCCTATCCTCTTTAAAATAACCTTTTTCATCATATATTGTATCATGTTTTAAAATATCACTAACTTTTTTATCTAAATATAAATCTACTACATCTTTACCAGTTCTTTCTAAAAAATTAGCTTCTAAAAGTCCTTTATCTTCGTAAGCAATACCACGACCTCTAAGAGTTCTCATTATATTTTCAGAAGAATTAATATTATTAGCTACCACCATTTTTTCAGCTTTAGATAAATTATCCCATTTTTTTCCAACCATTTTTTCTGATACTACATCTAAAGCTTGTGATAAAGTTTTTGATGTAATAATTTTTCCATTTTTGTCAACCCGATCTATTGTCATATCTGGTAATAAATATTTATTATTTTTATCAAATAGTCTAGCATTTATATAACCCTCAGCCTTGTAATATTCATCTTTAGTAACTGCACTACTTTTACTATTAAAATCCATATTACTATATAAATTTAATTCTCTTGCATAGACTATATCATTTTTTAATTCTTTTGCACTTAAATTATTATTTATATTTTTTACACTATTTAATAATTTTCTTTGAGTATCTTCTGTAGTTCCATATGCTAAATCATTAAATATATCTTGCTGTTCCTGTGTTAATTTATCGCGTTCTCTAGCTATACTTGAATTTTTAATATATTTTTTATTTAATTCTTTAATTATATTTTCTCGTTCATCATCTTTTAAAGATGAGAACCATTTTTTAGCTTCAATTGCATAATCAGCATTTTCTCCTTTTAAAGCTTCAGTTATTGCTCTTCTATTTCTTGTTTGGTTTACAGTTAATTTTCCAGCTCGTGTAGCACCAGTCATCCAATCTGATACGTCATTCCATCCATACTCAGCCGAGTCTCCAAGAAATTTTGATGTTTCATACGAAAACCTACCTAAAAAACCTAATAGAGGAGATATTACAGGAATATTTCTAAATACATTTTTAATATCAAACCATACATCATCATACCAAGGAGTTGCCATATTTTCTGCATCCCGCATAATAAAGTCTGTTAAAACTTTGTCTGAAATTTTACTGTACGGACCTTTATAGGCAATTACAGCATTATGAGTATCATATAGCATTCCTTTATCTTTCATTTCTTCATATGTTCTTAAAAATATATCTCTACGGCCAATTAATGATGGAGCTGCTTTACCTGTTCCATATTGAAGACTAGTACCACCTCCTTTTAATGCTTTTATAGTTGAATCAACTCCTCCATAATGTATCATATTTAAGATAGACATAGAATTTTCATCCAAATTATTTAAATCTATCCTATCTGATAATCCTGCTTTTGCTGCTTTTGTATTAAATTCTTCAGTTGTTAGCCCAACATATTTTTTAAAATATTCGTCCTGTAATGATTCATTTGCTAAAAATTCTTCTTCAGTACCAGTGTATCCAAGTTGCCTTAATGTAGTAGGCATAAATTGATATTTACCTAATGCCCTTGTACCATAATGTTTACTTTTTGGGTCTATAATCATATCACCGCGAATATTAGATCTTCCCCCAGATTCAACTTGACTTAATACAGCTGCATAAGTTTCTAAGCCATTTAATGGTTCACTTTCATATCGTTGTAATTCTTCCATTTCTTCAGGTGTTAATGTTGTTGCATGCTCAACCAATATTCTAGCTTGGCCTTCAGATATATTATTCATCAATTTAACTGCACCTACTAATTGTTCTTTACTAAATTTTCCACCTTCTCCTTTTAATCCTTGAATATCTAATAATTCCATAGCGGATTTTACAGCTGCAGTAGCCTGATCAATAGCGGCACCAAATCTTCCCTGATTGGCCTGTAAAACGTAATAATTACCAGGATTATTAGCGAACATTCCACTAATATCTGATAATTTAGAAGTCATGTCACTATAAGGCGATCCCCCCGACATAGTAGTTGCTATGTTTAAAATACCTAGCCCAGTATTAGAATAATTTAATCTAAATTGCATTAATTGAGCAGCAGCCGCATCTGGTCCACCTAAATTATACATTAATTCTCGTGAATAAGGATTAGATGACAATGCTAATCTAGCCATCTCTTCCCGTGCATCCACCATCATTTCGAAACCTTGCCTTGCCGTAACGCCTGTCCCAACAACTGCTTGAGCTCCTTGTAATCCAGCTTGAATTAATTCTACCCCACTCATTCCTACCAAGGATGCTCTTGTCTGCATAGAACTAGCAAATAAACCTGCTTGATTAGCACTTACTATTCCTTTTTGTTCTAAATCCCCCATTAATCTAGCAGCTTCATCTTGAAAAATTTCTAAAGTTTTAGATACAAGTCTTAAATTATCCATTACTGCTTCTACTCGTCTCTGAAGTTCAGCAGGATCTTTACTACCACTAAGCCCCCCAGCTGCAGCATAATTTAATATTCCGCTTGTTACTTCATCTTTTGTATACTCATGTAAACGCCCTTGCGGAGAATTTATAAATCCTGCTACTGCATCTGCTAAATGTCTAGAATCAGCTGGAGTCATTAAACGTAATGTTCTTTGCCCCAATTCTTGAAACGCGTATTGCATTTCATCTCTTTCTTTATATTTATCTGCAATACCGCTAACAGCTAAATCTGCTACAAATAAACTTGCAGCAGTTGCCCAACCTACCGGTCCAGAAGCAGCAACACCCAACAACTCAAGCCCTTCACTAACAATCGTTCCGGTAGCTATACTAGAAATAGTTGGTGCAGCGTCCCTAACAAAGTAATTTACTTTTTTACCAAATGCTCGTTTATTTTCTTCTTCATATTTAGTTTCAAAAATTGGCATTTGTTGTTGATATCCAAAACCAAATGATCCAGAAAAAGAACCAGATGTTTCAGGAATTAATTGACTAGCCCCGTATTGTACAGTATTAACAGCGTTAGACATATCATTATACATATTTTGTGCAGCTTGCCAAGATATATAAGCTGATGAATTAACATCCGATATTAACTTATCAGTTGCTTGTGGTATATAACTATAAAATGGTAAATCTGGCGGTTTGGCGCCATAAGTTTGTAATGCCGTAACATCCGGTTGTTGAATTTGAGCCGGGGCCTGTATAGGAGTTATAGATGTAGTCTGTTGCATTTGAGCATTTGCGAATGCTTCCTGAACTGCTTGGTCTATTCTTTGTCTAATATCGATTAACTGTGAATTTAAATCACTAGAATCTAATTCTATTCTATATCTTAAAACAGTGTCTGCCACTAATTAGACCTCTTTTTGAGTTAATTTATATAAATCTTTTATATCCATTGGTTTAAATTCATTTTTTACCTTATTTCCTATTTTTAACTTTAATTCTTTTTGTCTAAAATTTTTTTGAAAATCTTTCATTTCGTCATCTATATTCAATATTTTGCCGTCCGCAGTTCTCGGTTTTTTAGGTATATCAAATAACATTAATTCTTTATAATCTTTAAAAAGATTATTAAATCTTGTTACTTCCGATTGTTGTGTTCTATCAAGAGTCATTGCTGTAACAAGCAAATTTGTTTCTAATAATTTTAAAGTATCATTTATATCTTGATTCTTTATTAAGACGGCCTCTCGTAAGCTTCCAGGTTTACCTAAATTTATTCCTTTGGAGATTGCTCTTGCTTTGCTTGCGAGTCGGCCTTTTCGAAAAAATTTTCTTCTATCTCCTCAGCTTTTAATGCCTCTCTTACTTGTTTTTCAAAAGTATCTTGTTCTTTTAATAATCTATCTACAACCGGAACAGCAAGTTTAGATATATATTCAAAGGCTTCGTCTGAATTATTAAAAGTTATATTTTTGTATTTTACAAGAGCGTGTGCTAATTTTTGTAATCCATATAATTGATAGACTTTTAGTTTACTACCTTTTTCATCCATCATTTTATCATCAATATCAAGATAATCTTCTCCGGATAAATTTTTAATTGTTGCGTCTAATTTATCTGGAATTAAAGAAACTGTGTGAGTTGCAAAACCATTATCAAAAATTTCTTCTAATATTTTTGAATAATCCATTTTTACCTCTTTTGACTAAAATTAATACTTAAATATATGATAAAAATAAATAGATTTCAATATAAATATTAATAGATTTTGGTATAAGAATATTGACAAGGGTTATTTTTTGTTATATTTTTACTTATGAATTTTTTTATATCAAATATTTGTACTATAACTGGAATTGAAGATCCAGTAATAATGGCTACAATAAAAAAAAGACTGACAATAGCAAATCCATTTTACAACAAAAAAACTGAACTTGGACTTAGCACTTGGAATGTTCCAACCACATTAACCTTTTATGACCAAATAGCAGAATCCACAATTCAAATACCGGTTGGAGCTTTACCGGACATTATATCCTACTTAAAAGAAAATTACAAACCTATACAACAATCTGACATTCATGATTTAAGATTAGATACTTCTGATATAGGAAAAATTTATTTTAAAGACGTTAAGTTTACTGGCACTTTACGAGACTATCAACAAGAAATAGTAAATTGTGTGCTAGATAAAACAATAGGAGTTGTAGAAGCTATGACGGGGTCTGGTAAAACAATAACATTCGTTAAAATTATTGTTGATAGAAAAATACCGACTTTAATTTTAGTTAATACATTAGAATTAGCAAACCAAATAATAGATTCATTTATAACATTTACTAATTTAAAAAAAGAAGATATTGGTTATATCGGAAATGGTAAATTTATATTAAAGCCGATTACAGTAGCACTGCATCAAACTATGCATAAGCTAGGTAAATCGGAATTTGCATTAATTAATTCTTTATTTGGTCAAGTTATTGCAGATGAAGTCCATATCGTTGCAGCAAAAACTTATTATAAAACTATGACTTCATTAAAAGCAAAATATAAATTTGGATTTAGTGCAACACCGAAGCGTGATGATGGATTAACAAATGTAATCTATTTTGCTACCGGACCTAAGATTCATACAGTTCCTTTAGAAAAATTAAAAGATGTATTAATTGTGCCTTCTTACAAACAAATTTTAACTGACTATTACTTTCCATTAATGGACTCTAAAGAATACATAATGTTGTTAGATGACTTATCTATTGATAAAGACAGGAACCAAAAAATAGCCCAAGAAGCTCTAACAAATTATAATGATAAATATGTATGTTTATTATGTAATAGAATAAATCAAATAATAGAATTAAAAAATTTGTTAGGAGAAGAAGCAGTAATAATACATTCAAAAACAAAAAAGAAAGAGAGACTTTTAGCAATGGAGCAATTAAAAAATAAACAAAAAAGATATGTAATATCTACCTTCGGGTTATTTAGTACAGGCATAGATATTCCTCATCTAGACACTGTTTTTATTTGTGCTCCTATCAGAAGCGAAGTAAAATTAAGACAAACTGCAGGACGAATAATGCGTTTGGCTGAAGATAAAGGGTCAGCAACAATAGTGGATTTTGTAGATTATAAAATTGAATTGCTAAGAAAACAAGCAAACAAAAGAAAATATATTTTTAACCAAATAATGACAGGCACATTATGATAAAAAAAATAAATATATATCCTAATCCAATTTTATTTAAAAAAGCAAGACAATGTCAATTAATAAAAATTATAGAAAATGAAGATAACATTGGAATTCCTCAAGCAAAAAAATGGGAACAAGAAGTAATTGATGCAACACAAAATTTACTAGATACAGCAAATAGTTTAAGTGAAAAAGCTGTAGGATTATCTTGTTCACAAATTTGGGATGACCCTGATAAAGATCCATTAGCTATTTTTGTAATTAAATTAAAAACTAATGATAATTATGTATGGAAGGAATTTATTAATCCTAAAATTATAACTAGTGGACATACAGTAAAAGTTAAAGAAGAGTGTTTAAGTGTACCAGATATGGAGATAATTAAAAAACGCGAAATCAATGTTACAATAACATATCAAACATTAGAAGATGTAACTCCATTAACAATAAAACTATACGGTAAATATTCATTTTTACCAGTTATTATTCAACATGAATATGATCATTTAAATGGGAAATTAATAATATGAGTACTTCGTCTTATAATTTTTCATTTTCAAATAAAGAAAAAAAAGAAGAAGAAAGTGAGGATCCGCGTAAAGGATTACGTATAGCAAAGTGTTGTGGTAACTGTAAATTTTTTTGGTATGAACATGCTAAAGAAAGAAGAGGTTATTGTAAGTTACCATATACAAAAGATAAAATATCTAGTATAGATAAAGAATTTGCACTTTCTACTTTTCGTAAAACCCATACTACTGCGGTTTGTGATTTGCATAGATTTAGAAGCAAAAAAAATAGTATAGAGCGCTTAGAGAGATGGATGGGAATTAAATTTGATATAAATGGAAATCAAACGTAATGGAAAAACAAATTATAAAATTTCTTCAATCCCATAAAATAAATGGGTTATTTTGTGGTGGCACAGCGCGAAACATATATTTAGGCATTGACAATAGACATTATGATATATCTGTCGATAAAAATATTTCTGAATTAAGAGATATATTTAAAAATGGTAGTGAAGTCGATGATTATAATGTATGTGTAAAAATATTTTATAAAGATATTCCAATTATATTATATCCTAGAAAAAAAGTAGAACTAATAAACACATATTATAATTATAGTTTTACTAATAAAATAAGTGAAGATGTACAATCTAGAGATTTTACAATAAATGGGTTATATTACAATCCATTAACAAATGAATGGATTGATATGATTAACGCTATTAAAGATATTGATAATAAAATTATTCGATTTATAAATAACGGTGAAACAAAAATTTTAGAGTCAAAAGTTAGAATATTACGTGCCCCGGTATTTGCAACTGTTTTAGGCAATTCTTGGAAAATAGATGCTAAAACAATAGAGGATATATATAATAATAGATTAAAGTTAATGACAGTAAACCCAAAACAAATATATCCTGAACTTAACAAAATTTTTAAATATGCAGAAAATCCTAGTAAATTTTTCAAATTTTTATCTTTTATTGGCATATTAGATGACTTCTTCCCCGAATTAAAAAGATGTATAGGAATAGAACAATCTAATAAAGCCGCAAATTTGGATTTATTTAATCACATTATGTTAACACTTGACGCGATTCAACTAAATAAACAAAATACTGATATATTAAGAATTGCTGCACTTTTACATGATATAGGTAAACCTTATACCGAAGTAAAAACTGATACAGGAATTCATTTTTACAATCATGAAAATGTTGGAGCTTATCTATCAGAAAGAATACTTTATCGATGGGGATTCCCAAAAAATATTATTTCAAAAATAATGATATTAATTTCCAATCATTTATTTGATGCATCCCCAAATAAAACTTCTCAATCAATTAAAAAACTTATAAATAAAGTTGGTGCCGAAAATATTCATGATTTAATAGAACTTAGAATAGCGGATAGACTTGGTACAGGTAGAAAAGATATAAGTATGAAAAATATTTATAAACTTCGCGATAAAGTTAACGCAGTGCTAACAGAAATAGATCCTAATAAATTTAAATTGCAAATTGATGATAATGAAATTATTAAAATTTGTAACTTAACAAAACCAGGTATTAGTGAATTACAAAAAATTAAAGAATATTTAACATTTATGGTAATCACTAATAGTTTAGTTAATAAAGAATCTTCAATAAAAAAGATACTTACCAAATTAAATAAAATACAGTGCCCTTTAGGTATGTATCATTTTTATAATGTACAATTAAGTATTAAAAATGGCAATGCACAATTATTCCCAGATGGTCGTTTAGAATGTGGAATATTTTGTAATTTCCTATGTAATAAAACGAGAAAAAAATAATGATTATTTATTTTATATTTGGTTTTTTATTTTTTGCTTTTTGTTTTGGTATATATTATATTTACACACTGAATAAAAAACTAATAACTACACAAAATGAACTCATCAAGTTAAATGAAGCTAATATGAAACTTCTTTCACAAAAAAAGAGCAGCGAAGTAAGAGTAGGACAAATTGCAGAACAATTAGCTCCATTTTTAGAAAATTTCAAATATGATCCTAAAAAAATAAAATTTATAGGAATGCCTATAGATTATATTTATTTTGGAGATGATGAAATTGTGGTTATTGAAATAAAATCAGGAAACTCACAATTATCTACTGTCCAAAAAAATATTAAAGACCTTGTCGATAATAAAAAAATTCGATGGGAAGTGTACAGGATAAAATAAATGCAATTAATTAATTTAATGAGTGGTAGTTCTGGAAATTCAACTATAATTAAATCTGACGATGTAGAAATAATGATTGATGCTGGCGGTAGCTTTAAAAAAATAGCTGAAAAGTATAAATCATTATTAAATAAAGATTTAACTGATCTTAATGGCTTATTTATTAGCCATGAACACGGAGATCATATAACAGGCGCAGGGATAATAGGTAGAAAGCTAAAATGCCCAATATTTATACCTGAAAAATCATATGAAAAAAAGAAAAATTTATTTAACGGATGTATAATAAATTATATAAATGGAGGTGAAACAATAAAAATAAAACATTTAGAAATAAAACCATTTAACACTCGACATGATAGTGAAGCATGTGTTGGATTTGTTATTACCGATACTTTAAAAAATAAAAAGTTAGGGTATTTAACTGACACTGGAAGTATTACTAAACTAATAAAAGAATCTCTTCGTGATTGCAATGCTTATATGATAGAATCAGATTATGACGAAGAAGGTTTAGAAAAATGTGCAGAATATGATGATATATTAAAAGAAAGAATTAGAAGTGATTTTGGACATTTAAGTAATGACCAAGCTTTAGATTTTATTTACAATAATATAAATATTGATAGTGTTGATTGGATACTATTTAGCCACTTATCAGAAAAAACAAATTCTCCAGATATTTTAATGAATAAAGTTAAATATAAATTTCCTGAACGTTATTGGAATAAATTTCATGTCGCAGAGTCAATTGAATTAAAAATAGAAGGATAATAATGAGTGATATATTAGTAATAGACATAGAAACAATTCCACAACAAGAAACAATGACAAGTAAACAAAAAGATCTTTATAAAAAATTAATGGCTACACAAATAAAAAAATCAAATGACTCGAAAATTAGTTTATCAGAGTTAAAAAAATTACGAGGACTTGTTATGTCGACTAATCCTTATCTTGGAGAAATTATTGTTATTGGTCTTTATAGAAATAAAGATGGTAATACCGGGTCAATAGGGTTAACTGGCCCAGAACCTCAAATACTAAAAAGGTTTTGGGATACAATGTCAACATTTAAAGGACAAATAGTTACATTTAATGGACTAGAATTTGATATACCTTTTATTATAAAAAGGTCAATGAAACATGGGATATTACCAACTAATAATGATTTATTAGATATGAAAAAATTTAGCCGATACCCGCACTTTGATGTTAAAATGATTATGGGTAATTGGGATAAATTTGCAACTGGAAACTTAGATCTAATATGTGATTTTTTAGGTGTAGCTTCACCAAAAGAAGGAGAAATAAAAGCCTCTGGAGTTGAACAAGCTTATAAAGAAGGCAAAATAAAAGAAATAGCTGAATATTGTGTAAGAGATGTGGAAGCTACATATAAAGTATTTGAAAAAATTAAAGATTATACTTTTAAACCTCCGATAAAATATTAATAAAAAAAAAGAGAATACAAATGAGTTTATTATCAAATGCAGAACCTATATCTACAAGATTGAAAATGTATGTGTATGGGCCAACAGGAGTAGGTAAAACAGTAACAGCATTACATTTTCCAAGCCCCGCTGTAATAGATGCTGAACGCGGTACCGAACACTACGGTAAATTTTTTAAATTCAAAAGAATTTTTACAGCTAATCCAGATACAATAATTGCTGTTATTGATGAACTACTACAAAATCCGGTTGTTGATGGAGAAACAATAAAAACATTAGTAGTTGATCCTATTAGTGTCGTATATGATACTTTAGTTTCCAACTATGAAAGTAAAATGAAAGTAAAAACTGGTAATGCAAGTTACCAACTAAAGCCATTAGATTATAAATATATAAAATCTGAAGTAAGAAGACTAGGCTTAAAATTATTATCTTTAGATATGAACGTTATAGTAACAGCTAAAGAAAAAATTCAATATTCTTCTGATCCTTCAGAATTTATGAAAGTAGAAGGAACTTCGCCAGAAGGTCCAAAAGACTTTCCTTATTTATTTGATGTAGTGTTAAGGTTAAGTAAAACAACAGATGGAAAATTTTGGGCTAACGTAGAGAAAGATAGAACCAACAATTTACCGCCAGAGTTCGAATACTCATATGAAACCTTTACAAAATATTTAGGTATTGAAGGTTTAGAACGCGAACCAGTGGTTTTTAATCAACAACGAAATTTAATTCAACGTAATAATAGAACAGTAAAAACAATCTTTAATGGTAAAGAAATAATGACAGCTGGAATTACAGGTGATAATTTAGAAAAAATACAAAACTTAGTAAAAGACTATGGTGCTGATAAATTAACTGCTAAATTAAAAGAAGATTATTTAGTTGACAGCGCTTTAGATCTTAAAAATGACGAAGCTGAATTATTTATTTCCGATATTAATCAAGAATTAGCTGGTAATGCGGCTAAGGAGTAATTATAAAATGAGTGAAGCATTTAATTTCAAATCAGATATTTCAAAAACAGTTGGTACTTTTGCACCAATTGAAACTGGTAGATACACAGTAAAAGTTATAGAAGCAAAAGCTGTAAATTCAAAAGAAAAAGGAACGCCACAAATTGCTGTTACCTTTCAGTTATTAGATGAAAAATTTAAAAATAGAAAATTATTTCATAACTTTACATGGTCTGTAAAAGCTATTCCTTTTGTATTTTCATTTTTAAAAGCTATTAAGTCTCCAATAGTTGAACAAGATAATGTAACAAGAGAACAAGCTGTTAATGCTATGTTAGGAGGTGTGTGTTCAGTTTATGTAGATGTTGAAAATACTATTAATGGCACGCCTAGAAATACTGTATCTAATTTTAAAGAAGCGGATGGGGCTGTTGCCCCCTCAATTAACACTGTTGCCCAAAATACCCCTAATACTCAAGAGCAACCTTTATTTAAATAATTAATAAAAAATGGGAGGAGTAATCCTCCCTTATATTAAAAAATTATGACCACAAAAACAAATGAATTGGAAAAAACTGCAAATGCAGTACATATAAAATACAGAAAAAATAAAACTGCATTAATATTAAAAGTTCCGGTTCCAATTTTAATGACTAATAAAGGTCTGATAGCCCAACAATCCACAGTTGATTATACAGGGTTAATTAATGATGGTACTTTTATTGCTTTTGATGCTAAAGAAACATTAAGTAAAACAAGTTTTCCATTATCAAATATCCATCAACATCAGCTTGTTTATTTAGAATATGTACAGGAATTAAATGGCATAGCTTTTTTTATGATTCATTTTAAAAATGTTCATAAAGATAAAGTATATATTACACCTCTACATTTGATTAAAAAATTTTGGTATGGCGGTGAAAGAAAGTCTATACCATTATCAGCATTTGATGATAATTGGTTAACCACAGTAGAAAATTATATTAATAAACTACAGGAATTAAAAGATGAGCTTTTTAAAAGATGACCTAGAAAAAATATTATTAGATGATAATGGAAATTTAATCGAAGATATTATCCAAATAGCTATGAAACATGCTGATAATGTAATTGTAACCAGAGTTGGTAAATTAAATAAATTATTAAATTCAGCTATTATATTAGTTCCACATTCTATTAAAAAAATAGAACCTAATATAATAGGAAAATTCGATATTATCCCAATTAACACTATTAAAGAAATTATAGTATTAAATTATGAATAAAAAAATATTAGAAATAAAATTTAAAAAATTAGATAAAAATGCAAAAAGTCCAGTTAAAGCATATGATACCGATGCAGGTATAGATTTTTTTGCAAATGAAAATAAAAAAATAATTGGTGGGGCGGTTATTTCGATAGCTACCGGAATAAAAGTAGAAATTCCAAAGGGTTATTGTTTAGTTGGCAGAGATAGAAGCGGTATTGCATCAACTACATCTTTAATATTAAAAGCTGGAGTAATTGATGAATCGTACCGTGGAGAAATAAAATGCGTAATGGCAAATTATGGGTCATATCCTGTTAGTATAAAACGAGGAGATAAAATTGCTCAATTTTTATTGTTACCTGTTCCACAAGTAATATTAACTGAAGTAGATGAAATATCTGAAGTAACAGATAGAGGTACAAAGGGATTTGGGTCTAGTGATAAAAAGGAGTTATAATATGAAGGTAAAAGATTTAATAGAAAAAGAAAGAAAGATTAATGAGTTACTAGATTTGCAAGAAGAAATACAATTAGTATTAAACTCATTTGATGAAATTCAAGATCAAACTAATACTGTTTATATTACTGGTATGTCAATATCTAGCTGGCATTTAAATGCAACAGATTCAACAAATGAAAAAAAATATAAGCAAGTTGATATAAAAGAAAATTTAGCTAAACGTATCAAACCAAAAATTCGTTTAATAATAGAAGAAGAGTTGGTTAAAGTAGAAAATGAAATAAATAGTATTGAAATATAAATAGGAGTTATAATATGAAAGTAAAAGATTTAATAGAAAAAGAAGGAAAGGTGAATGAGTTACTAGATTTGCAAAAAAACATACAATTAACCTTAGATTCATTTGATGAAATTCAAGATCAAACTAATAATGTGTATCTTTCTGGTATATCAATATCTAGCTGGCCTTTAAATGTAACAGATTCAAAAGATAAAAAAGAATATAAGCAAGTTGTAATAACAGCAAGTTTAGCTAAACGTATCAAATCAAAAATTCGTTTAATAATAGAAGAAGAGTTGGTTAAAGTAGAAAATGAAATAAATAGTATTGAAATATAAATAGGATTTATACATGAACGAATTTTCTAAAACTATATGGGAACAAAATTATAAAGGCCCCGACGATATAACGGTAGAAGACACTTGGAAACGATTAGCTATTTCTGCCGCTGAAGTGGAAAATGAAAACATTAAGAAACAGATTGAAAATGAGTTTTATGATATTTTAAAAGATTTTAAATTTGTTCCTGGAGGTAGAATAATGGCCAATTTAGGAGTTAAAGGCCGTGAGTCAACTACCTTAATGAATTGTTTTGTCCACTTTCCTAAGGATATTAATTTAAAAGACCCGGACTCTATAGAAGGTATATACACCTTGCTAAAAGCTCAAGCTCATACTTTAAAATCCGAAGGTGGCTACGGAATGAACTTTGGATGGATACGCCCACAAGGTTCATACGTATATGGTATTGGAAGTAGAACCCCTGGTGTAGTAAAATTTATGGAACTATGGGATAAATCGTCCGAAATTATAACCCAAGGATCAGATGTTATTTTAGGTGAACAAAAAGCCGATGAAAAAAAGAAAATTCGTAAAGGTGCTCAAATGGGGGTTTTACCTGTTTGGCACCCAGAAATAGAAAATTTTATAAAAGCAAAACAAACTCCAGGACGGCTAACAAAATTTAATCTATCTGTTGGGATTACTGAGGGGTTTATGGAAGCCTTAATAAATAATAAAAAATGGGATTTAGTATTTCCAGATACCACGTACGAAAAATATGAAAATGAATGGGACGGGGATTTAGAATACTGGAAAGAAAAAGGTTACCCAATTATTGTTTATAAAACCATTGACGCAAAACAATTGTGGGATATGATAACATATTCTACATATACTAGAAATGAACCTGGAGTTTTATTCTTAGATTTATTTAACAAATTAAATCCTTTATCATACGCAGAAAAAATATTTACAACAAATCCTTGTGGGGAAATTGGGATGGCCACAGGGGTATGTAATTTAGGAGCGTTAAATTTAGTTAAATTTGTAAAAATAATTGATCATAAAGTACATTTTGATTTTGATGACTATAAAAAAGCTATTCCAATAGCAGTAAGATTTTTAGATAACATAAATGATATATCAAGAGCCCCTCTGCCAGAATATAAAGAATCAATGCTCACAAAAAGAAGAATTGGTTTAGGCAATATGGGGTTAGGTTCGTTACATGTAATGATGGGAATAGAATTTGGTTCTCCAGAATCATTAGATTTAATTGAAAAAATTTATAAAATAAAAGCTGAAACAGAATTATTAGCTTCAGCAAAATTAGGAATCGAAAAAGGTTCTTTTAAAATATTTGATCCAAATAAATATTTTAATACATATTGGTGGAACAATTTAGATATTTCTCCTAAAGTTAAAAAAGAAGTTGTTAAAATTGGTGCAATGAGAAATTCCCACAGAAGTATGAATGCACCAAACGGTAACTCTTCAATTGTGGCAGGGTTAGTTACCGGAGGAATAGAACCACCATATTTATTATCTTATGTTAGATGGGTTATTGTTACAGAACACGAAAGACGTCAATTAAAAACAGAAGGATTGATATTTCCAGATGTTTATAACGGTGAATGGTATGAAACCAAACATTTTCATTTTGATAAAAAGGGGGATGAAGAGGTTTTATCTGGCGAATTTAATAATGTAAAATATATGATAGATAAAAATAGAGGATTAACAAAAGCTGAAACTGTTGAAGACTACGGTTGGACTTTTGCTCAATCATTCTATTCAAAAGAAGAATTAAAAGCACTTAAAGAAAAAGGTGCATTTAAAACAACTTCTGAATTATCTGTCAACGCGCATTTAGATACATTGAGACTAATATCAAAATATTCTGATATGAACAATTCTAAAACAACAAATATCCCTGAACAATACCCTTATGAAGATTTTCAAAATTTATATTTAAATGCTTGGAAATCAGGAATTAAAGGTATTACCACCTACCGAGCTGGGACTATGACTGCTGTTTTAGAAAAAATAGAAACTAGTACAAATGAATTAGAAGCTCAATTTTTAAAAGCAGGTAATAATATTATTAAAGATGTAAATAAACTCCCAGATGAAGCTATATCTAAAATATACATACTTAGAGATAATAATAAAAAGAAATGGTATGTAACAGTCAGTTTTGTATCTGAAAATATAAAACGTCCATTTGCTTTATTTATAAATACTAATTGTAAAGAAAATAACGAAGTTACCGCCGAGTTTATTCATGCAATGGAAACATTGTTAATAAATAAAGGTATAGAAAAACAAAAAGTTGATGAACAAATAAAAAAATATGCTGGCCAATCTAATACAACTAAAATAGCTCGTATTATTGGAATGGCTCTAAGGCATAATTTATCAATTTTGGATATTATTGAAGTATTAAATAAATTTGATATTCAAATATCAAGTTTTATGTTTCATTTAAGTAAACTTTTATCTAAGTTTGTTGAAAATGGGACAATAGTAGCAGGTATGACTTGCCCAACTTGTAAATCTGAAATCGTATATAATGATGGATGTAAGATTTGTAAAGACTGTGGATGGACTGCTTGCTAATTTCCATTAAGTGAGGAACCTACCTATTAATGACATGAACTTATGGAAAAAATAATTTATGAAAAACTTTTTAAATGCACAAATTGGATCACAATTAAGAAAAGTAAAAGTTAAAGACATAAAAAAAGAAGAAATTAAGTCCAATGAAAAAGACTCAGAAAAAATTGTATTTACAGTATATGATGACACCGTAAAAAGAGAGTTCAAAATTTCTGATTGTTGGATAGAATCTGAAAAAACTTTAAAAATATCTGGACTTTGGTATTTAGCAAATGATGAAGGAATTATAGCACCTAACAGCACTTTAGCAAAAATGTTAACCTTCTATAAATGCTCTTCTCTTGTAGATTTACTAAATTCTGAAGTATTAACTTATCCTGATCCTAAGGGTTTTTTAGTTTTAGTAGGATGTAAATGTACTGAACAAACTTTAGAAAAAGCCTTAAGTGAATTAAAGAAAAAATAAATTTAGCGGGGAGCAATTCCCGCTCAAAGAGGTGATTATGTATTTTTATTTTAAAAAAGATGACGGTAAACAAAAAAATAGACAATCAAAAGATTTTGGTGATATATCTAATATACAAACAGATGTAAATATTGACTCAGAAAAATGGGATAAAATATTTCATAACTGGGACCATCCAGAAAAATGTGCCGGTAAACAAAAACCACAAGGTTGTAAAATTTGTGATAAATTAATGAATATGGAGTATGTGGTGAATAATAATAAAATTTATAATACAACAATATTAATTGTTGGTGACATACACGGACAGCTAAATAGAGTAAAAGAACTAGCTGAACAATTTAAAATAAACACAGTAATTAGTACAGGCGATTTAGAAATTTATACGTCATTAGAAGAAATATCATCTGATAAAAAAGCTATAAAAGATAGAAGTGATGACTTATTAAAAAATTATACTTCTATAAATAAAAATATACTTCAGCCATTATCATTTAAATTATTTTGTGTTAAAGGAAATCATGATGTATATTCAACTGAATCAATTAAACAATTAGAAACCTACAATATTTTTTATCCAGAAAATGGTAAATCGGGAGAGCTAATAACTGTTAATGGGGCCAATATTTTAGTATTTGGTGGAATTTTTTCTAAAAATAATTTTAACGCTTATCCTGAAGAATTAGAAGATACAAAGAAAAAATATTTTACCCAAAATGAAATTAATTCTATTTTGGAAAAAATGAATAACACTAATATTGATTTGCTAATAACTCATCAAGTAGCGGCAAACATAATAGAAAACACTGGACATATAAAACATGAAGAAGGCAATAAAAACTTAAATGTACTTTTAGATAATTTAAATCCAAATATTTACATACACGGTCATCATCATATAACATATAAGAAAAATTATATTAATAGTAATAATAAAATTATTAATGTATTCGGGCTTGGTAATTTAAGTTCTAACCCCAATTCATATATATTATATGAAACCCTGTCTAAAAAGGTTATCCAATCATGTTAGATAAATATTTAAAGGACATAAGAAAATTCGACCCATTAACAAAAAAAGAAGAGCTAGAATTATTTGAAAAAGCTAAAAATGGTGACAAATTGGCTAGAGAAAAAATAATAAATTGTAATTTACGCTTTGTTGTTCAAATAGCCAGGGAATACCAAAATCAAGGGTTAGCTTTAGAAGAATTAATTCAAGAAGGTAATTTAGGTCTGTTAAAGGCCTTTGATAAATTTGATCTAAGTAAAGGACATAAATTTATTACTTATGCAGTTTGGTGGATACGTCAATCAATTACAAACGCTATTCATGAGCATTCACGAAGCATAAGATTACCCTTAAATAAAATAACTAATGTCACAAAAATATCAAAACTAAAAGATAATTTAGAACAACAAGAGGCCAGACAAATTGGATATACTGAAATAAGCGAATATTTAGAAGATCCATCCATTGTTGAGGATTTACAATTTAATTATACAATTATAAATTTAGATAAACAACAGACAGAAAATGAAAAAGACTTGAATGATATTATACCTGACGAAGATAATGATATTTTTGCTAGTCTTGAGCCAATAAAAGATGAACTTAAATTGATACTAAATGAATTTAATGAAAGAGAAATTAAAATACTAAAAATGTATTTTGGAATAGACCATGTAAGACGATACACATTAAAAGAAATTGGCTATGAATTGAAATTAACTAAAGAACGAATAAGACAAATAAAAGATAAAATAATTGATAAACTACAAAAAAGAAAACGTTCTGAAAAACTAAGAGGTTATATAAAATGATGATATTTGTGGATACATATGATAAATTACAAGAATGTCTTAATTGGTTAAACGAACAAAGTTTAATAGGATTAGATACTGAAACTAATGGACTGGACCCAATAACTTCAAAAGTGTTACTAATACAAATAGGAACGGAAGTAACACAATATGTAATTGATACTTATAAATTAAAAGAACATATACCAACTTTATTAAATACATTAAATTTACCATTTTTAAAAAAAGTACTACATAATGCTGTATTTGATTATGGTATGCTATATTCAAACTATAATTTTCAACTGGATAATTTTGTATGTACTTTAACAGCTAATAAATTATTAAATCAAGGAAGAAAAACTGAACATCATAGTCTTGCTGCATTATTAGATAAATACCTTAGTATTAAATTAGACAAAGAAACTAGAAGTAGTTTTATAGATATGAAATATGGCGACAATTTTACAGAAGATCAAATTAAATATTCCGGACTTGATGTTAAATATCTACCTAAACTATTTGGTATAGTAAATAATTTAATTAAACTAAGAAATTTAAGTTTAGTAGCTGAGTTAGAATATGAAACAATAAAAGTTACTGCTGAGATGCAAATAAAAGGAATTTATATTGATCAAGAAAAATGGTTAGATTTGAAAAAAGAAGCAGAAGTTTTAGCAAATAATGCATTTGCTAAAGCAGAAAAATATTTTGCTCCATATTGCACAAAAGATATGTTTGGTGATTTATTATTTGACCAAAGTTTAATTAATGCTAAACAAACTAAAAAAACTGTTGGTAAACCAAAAAAAGTAAAAACTACTTTAGTTCCATTTAATATTAATTCAAATATACAAACAAAGGCTATACTTGAAAAAATATTAGGGCATCCGTTAGATTCAACAGATAGTAAATACTTAGCTGAATTTGACCATCCAGCAATTGATGCTTTATTAGAATATAGAAAATACTATAAACTAATAACAACTTATGGCGAAGAATTTATTACTGATAATGTTCATCCAGTAACAAAACGAATACATACTACGTTTAAGCAATTAGGTACAGAATCCGGAAGATACTCAAGTGACCATCCAAACCTACAAAATATACCGCATCAGCAATCTTATCGAACTCCTTTTTGTGTACAATCCCCAGATAGAAGGATAATAAGTGCAGATTTTTCAGCACAAGAATTAGCTTTAATTGCAAAAATTACACAAGAACCAAATTTTATTGAAGCCCTAAAAAGCGGAAAAGATGTACATTGTTATTCAGCTAGTTTACTTCATAATATACCATATGAACAGTTTTTTGATTATGATGAAAATGGTAATGTAATCGGGTTCAATAAAAAAATGAAAAAGGAGTATAGAGATCCAACTAAATCAATTACATTTGGATTAGTTTATGGTATGGGACCTGGTAAATTAGCCAAACAATTAAACATATCATTTAGTGAAGCAAAAACATTGATAGATAAATACTTTAAAATGTTTCCACAAGTTAAAATAAAATTAAATGAATTTGTTGAAGCACTGTATAAAAACAAATACGCTTACTCACCATTGGATGGAAGACGCAGAGATTTTTCAGATATAGATTGGGATGATAAAAAAATAGTAAGTCATGCAGTAAATGCGGCAAAAAATTTACCATTTCAAGGATCCGGAGCATCTATAACAAAGTTAGCTATGTGTAATATTAGAAGACGTTTTCTAAAAGAAAATTTAGATGCATTTATAATATTAACAGTTCACGATGAAGTACTTGTTGAATGCCACGAGTCGATAGCTACTACTTGTGCTAAAATTGTTGAAATTGAAATGATAGAAGCATTTAATTATTTTGCTCCTGATATTCCAATGAAAGTTGATGCGCAAATAGGCACTCATTGGATACATTAATCTATAAAATAAATAAAGTTATGAGTATAATTTTAGGCATAGGATATAAAGCACGACATGGAAAAGATTATTTGGCTACATATTTAAAAAACAAATTAAATAACTGTTTCTTACTACATTGGGCAGATAGTCTAAAAAAAGAAGTTATGAATAAAGAAAGAACCCTACCATTAATATATACAAAAGAACATAAAGGAAATATTTATTATAATATTCTAAATAAAAATAATAACCTAATTTATTATCACGTATTACAAGCACAAAATGTACCAACCCTACATAATATATTCATTAATAGAAATATAACTGAATATTGGGGAATGGATGGTAACGGAGATGATGAATTTAAAGATGGCCCAATGCTACAATTTTGGGGAACAGATTATAGACGAAAAATGTTCGATACAAATTGGTGGGTAAATTTAACAATGCAAGAAGCATCTGATATTGCAGAAAAATATGATAAAAAAAATTATCCTGCAATTATAATAATTCCAGATACTCGTTTTCCAAATGAAGTCGATGCGATAAGAACAAAAAATGGTTATTATATAAAAGTTAATAGAATTAATAAAGATGGAACACCTTATATAGATCCATCTAGAGATCCGCAACATCCATCTGAAAATAGTTTAGATGATGTTATGGGAGATTATGAAGTTACTGCAGTTAGTGGAGATCTGCAAACAATACATAACTTTGGTGATGAATTAATTAAAATACTTAAATTATCTTCATTAGTAAAATAAAAAAAGGGAACGTGAGTTCCCTTTATTTTTTTTACATTAAAAATTATACTATTGACGCAGGATCAATAGGTCGTATTGCAGTGCAGCGTAAGCTAACATTTTCAACAAGGATTGTTTGTTGTGATGATATATTAAATTGATGACTTTGTACATAACATCCTTCTAAATAAAGCCCGCCGTATGCTTGCTGTTCACCATCATATAAAACAAAACCTAACCCTAAAGGTCTGTTAAAGAATCCAGATGCCAAATTTATAAAAAATAATCCAGGAGTAGCTGTGTCTGTGGGATTATTTTTAAGATGAGCTTTTGAAGAAAAATTATCTGTTGAATCTACACCAGCTACTGGAGTAAATCCATCTACTGGGGCAACTGGTGCCTCTGTTTCATCAACAGGTACATTATATGCTGGCATGCTAACATCAGTACTTTTACCACCCTCACCTTTAGAAACATACATTGCATACATTAAAGATGGTCCATCAAATAATACTCTAGAAATACCAGCAGAAATAATAGTTCTTCCAGGAACAAAGAAGGGTTTACGTGATCCTATTTCAAATATCTGTTGCAATTGTTTCTGTTGAGCAACAGAAACATTTTGTACAAGCCCTATAGGAACTAAATTAGGTGTATCTACCCCTGATAATGTAGGAGGTCCAGATACTACAACTACAGTTTCAGAAGATAGAAAATCTGCTCCTTTTACATTCTGTGACTGCACGTGCTCACTTAAAAATTGAGTTTTCCAATCATTTAAATTATACATATCTTAGCACCTCCTTAGAATGTAAGTTTTATTTTAATATAATTAACAGGATATTTAGGTAGCACATTAACTTCAGCTTCTAAAACATCTTGTTGTAATTCATTTTGGGTTACTGATAAAACTTTTAAGTCCTCAATAACACCCATGCGAACCAAAAATCTACCTACATTGAATAAAATAGAATCAACTAAGTCTATAAATGCTGGAGTTATATTATATTTTCCAATGTACGGCTTCAAGCTTTTTCTCATAAATTTAGCTGTATAATCTAAAGCTTTTACAACACTGAGTTCACGTTTAGCAACTGAAGTAATATCAGTTGACATTTGGTGGCGGCAATAAATTGGACCAAATTCAGAATCTTGTGTCATAATCCATGTACCACCTTCAGCCATTATATTTAATTCAGCTTCACTAAATATATCTTGAGATCCGTATGTTTTTGCTAAACCACTTCCAGCTACATTTGTTAATGGTTGTTCAGGTGTTGTTCCAATAACTTGACCACATGCTTGAGCTGTATAATAATATCCTGGAACTGGAGCATAAACAGTAACCATTCCTGATGCACCTGCCCAATTATTAGCCATTAAATTTGTCCATACTGATTCTGTAATGTCTTGCCCAGCTTTATATTTTATACCACCGACTACTGTATCAGCCACAAATTTAGCATAAGGCCCATAAGTTGTAAAATCAATCGTAGTAGTATAATTAAAAGATTTATTTATCCAAGACGGTTTAATAGTACTAATATGGCGGGTTTCAACAACAAAAGCTCTATCAGGGTGTATTGAATATACACGTTGAGACCCAATAGCTGAATTAGCATCACGTACAGCTGCTGCAATTGTAGCACGCTGTGTAGAAGTTAGAGTTGTCGGGTTGTCTGGATAAGAAATTACATTATTTACAAATGCAATTCTTTCTTTTTTATTTTCTGGCAAAGATTGTGTTGAACAATGAGCCTTTAAATCAGATGCTGTAATCTTATGCGTAGCCACACCTATTGCAAATATATCTTTTAAAGACAAAACATCATTTATAGCATTAATAGCATTTGATCCGGGATCGGCTGTCCATTCTACACCAAGTGCATTAAATTTTGTTCCAGAATTATTCATAGCAATGTTAACTCCAAATGCCAATGGATTCCAAGAAACTGCTTCACCCAATAATTCTTCAATTTCAGTTGAAGATCCAATTACTTTAAATCCAACAGCATTAGGATTTTTAGCTCTAAATCCTACCTTTACTAAAAATTCTGATGTACCTCCGGTTTCAGTCATACCACTACAAGTAATAGTATTTGTTGTTTCATTAACTGAAAAATCAGTTCCATATTTTAGATGCATTGTTTTACCTGTACTAGGGCCAGATACACCTAAAAGATCAACAATAACTAATTCACCGTCTCCAGCAACTATATCATTATAAACTGGATTTATATCAGAAAGAGGAATGGTAACAGGGTTACCGTTAGAAACAAATTTTGTTCCCCAAACTGAATTATATAGTTGACTACCAGAATCTTCCCAAGTAGGATCTTGCCACCAATATGCATTACCAACAATAACACCTTCTAAATCAGGTGTATTTAATACAGCTGATTTAGTTTTTTGTACTTGGCTTACCTCAACCCCTGGTTTATTATATGCCATGTGCAATATCCTCCAATAATATTAAATATTTTTTTTATAAAGATTGTTGTTCGTTATTTTTTTTCTTAAACGACTTTAAAATATCAACACCCATTCCAACTTCAGCCGCAGGTCTTGCAACTGTCCATAATGCTGTATCTTTTAACCCGCGTCCTATTCTGTTGGGTATTCCGTCTGAATTTGATTGTGTCCCGTTTTCTGTTTTATTTGAAGGAAATAATGCAGATTGAATACCAAACCCAACTGGAGTTACTGACATTGCCCCAACTTGAGCTAAAGCTCGCTTTTTTACTATTCCTTTGGCGCCATCTGCACTAGTCCCTAATATTGGTCTATCAGGAAGACCAAATTTACCTTTTAAAAATTGTTTACCATCTTTAGTTATTATATTTTTATTTGCGTCTAAATCAACAGTTTTAAATCTTGCATCTCTAAGTTGGTCTTGTACAGTTGTCCAAATATTTCCACCAAAATTTTTTGCATTTTGAAAAAGTGTATTTTCTGTTGAAATTCCAGAACCTAAATTTCGAAAAGCTGATACTGAATCTCCAATACCTTTTTGAAGCCATCCTGTATTTTTTAATTCGTTACCAACGGTCATAGTTCCATTATTTAATGTTTGGAAAGCTGGTGTTTTATATTTTTCTAAAGTATCTAATGCCCCCACAAAACCTTTTGCTTTATAAGCATCAGATACTTCAGACCCCCATGAAAGTAGTTTAGGTATAAAATCCGTTAGACCGGCGGTTTTTTCAAGTTCGCGAAGTTCGCTTACAAAGGCTTTAAATTGTATTTCGTTCAATTTATTGTTATCTCCAAATCTCTTAATATATCATAATAACCTAATATTTTTCCTCCATTTGGTATTGAAAAAATAGTAGGATCTGATGTTGCTATTAGTTCTACTCCTGTTACAGATTGTAAAGTTATAGCATCTGTATAATCAATTGTTATTGGGATATTTGCATCTTTATTAAAATTTATTTTTATTGCTGTACCATTTGAAACAACTTCAAAATCTAAAGTTTCAAAAATTTCTTGGTTATTATAAAAACCATATACATTATTAAATCTTTCTGCTTTTACAATAAATTCTTGTGTTAAAAAATTTACTGTTACAGGAACTCCAATTAATCTTATTTCAGAATCAGTTCTTAAAATTGTTTCCCCGCCAATTGACATTCCTGTAAATTTAAATATTCCAGCTTTTCTTAATTCATTTGTCATTCCAGTTAATGCTACAAATATATCATTTGCAATCATCTCCGCCTGCACCCCATTTTTTGATAAAGCATTAAAAGTCACAGATCCATACAATAAATCTGTTCTAGATTCTTTTGCAAATAAATTAGCATTAAGCGGCCCACCATGTAATGGTATAACTTCATTTTGTAAATTAACAGAATTTAACCCACTCTGCCCTCTAATAACATAACCCCAACTAACTGGATTTCGTGACAAAATTAAAGCTGGTTTTTTAGTAGCAACCCCAAGATCTATTGCATTTCTATCAGCTATTATAATTTTTGTTACTCTAACATCTTTATCCCATTTGAACTTAAATGACTCTGCAAAGTAAGCTTGAGCAAAAGTTAAAAAAACTTTTTTTATTTCTAATGGGATATTTTTATAGTTGGTTATTGAATTCATATATAAATTCTTCTAAATTTTTCGTCTCTAATAAATCCTCAACTCCTTCTAAATCCCATTCAAATAGTAGTTGGTTATCAAGCTCTTCTTTTATTATATCTAATTCTTCTGGATCATCTATTCTATATACTTGCATAACTAAATATACTTTTTATTCGATAAATAGTCAAGTTAACTAAACTGTTTAATGCCTATAAAATGCGTAATATTTCCTTGTTCATCCTTAATAGGAGTAATTATTAGTTTTGTATTTATAATCCCGCCAGATTTTGTTTTATTTGTAATTGAATCAAACCACACTTCTCCTGATAATATTGTTTTCCACATTAACTCATAATATTCTTTAGAGTGTAAACCAGACTTTAATATTCTAGGGTTTTCACCAATTATTTCATCCATTGTATATCCAAGCATTTCACAAAAAGCATTATTTGCCCAAATAATTGTACCATCTTTATCTGTAATTAACATTCCATTTTTTGCATCTAAAATTGCAGCGGAATGTAATTTTATTAATTCTTCTGACTGCTTTCTTTTTGTAATGTCAGTTATTATTCCAATTTTTTCTATTGGAACACCATCTTCATCTCTTCTGAAGACTCGTTCTCTTGCTAAAAACCATCTATATGTACCATCTTTTATTTTTAACCTAAGTTCAAACTCATATACATCATTAGATGAGCTATTTTTTAATATCGAATTTTGCTTATTTATTTTTGGTATATCTTCAGGATGAATAATGTTATTAAACAACTTATCCTTCATATTTTTTAAATCTTCTTGAGAATACCCAAGAATATCTAAACCGGGTTCATTTATAAATATATTGCTATTAGACCTTAAATCCTGCACATATATTATATTAGGACTTGTTGCAAGTAAATTATCAATAAACTTATTTTTATTAATTAGTATTCGTTGAGTATTTAATAATTCAGTTATATCATTCAAATGAATTATATAATAAGTATTAAATACATTTACTTTAGTAACATTTATTTCTAAATAATAATTAGATAAAACACAGGCACTTGAAAACTTATAGCTTTCTGAATTTTCTAAAATCATTCCTAAATTAGGTGGTACATTTTTTAAAAAAGAAAAAATTTTTATAGTATACGCTTGTTCTGTATTTATATTTAAATATGTTAAAGCAGCTTTATTAATAGTAATTACTTTAAAATTTTTATCAAGAATTATTTTACCGACTTGAGAAAATTCAAAAGATGTTTTATACAGCATCAACTCAGATGATATATTTTCATAAAGTTTTTTATATGAGCTATTTTCTAAATTTAACATTATGATAAATCCTTGTTATTAAATTTATACGATTTTAACTCACCATTAAGTTCTTTAAGTAATTTAATACTATCTATAGTAATACCAAACTTTAACATAAATAAAATAGAAGTTAAAATAAAAAATAACGCTTCTTCATAATTATCTTCGGCTCTATAAAAGGCTATAGTATCAATGTCACTTAAAATTAACTGAATTCTTCCTTGATATAAATCTCTGATTTTATCTATGACGATTTGTGGAACTCCAAGTTTACTCCATCTTTCTTCATATGCTCTTATTATATTAACAATTAATTGCCTACATTGATTTCTAAAATCAACAGGAGATTTAAATTCATAATTAGCTGATAAAAATTTTCTAGCATACTCAGCAAAAATATTGTATTGTTCTGTTAACATTAATCTAAACATTTCTGTACGACCTTCATTACCGAAAGTTATATTTTTTATATTAAAAAGAGATTGCTCTAATTCAGAAAATAAAGGATGTGTTTCATCTAATATTGGTTTATATGTTTTAGTTTTTCTATCATACCAATAATATTTTAATAAAAAAGTAATAAATGCAATAAAAGATGGTATTAAAGTTTCCCAATTTATGTAAACATCTTTATCAGCTTCTCCTACTTTTACCATTTGTTTATCAATATTTGATAATTTATTTATAACATCTTTTGACATAGAATTATATGAATATATAGATGCAAAAAACCAAACAGGTCCTGCAATAGCTAACGCAAAGAGAAAATAATTAATTGATCTCAATATTTTTGGTTTAAACATCTAACGGTCCCCTTATAATAAATTTTGTAAAGACAATAATGGAAAAGCTGGTGATATATCTGATTTATCCTCTCTAACATTACAATGTGATAAAATTCCTGTATAATTTAATGCATAATTTGTATTAAAATCATAGCTTTCTAAAACTTTCTTTTCAATATTAAATTTAGGAATTAAATATTTTAATAATTCTACTACTGCATTTATTTGTTGGTCCGTATATGCTGCAAAATATTGATACCCCCTCCACGGTTTTTCCAATGTTACGACTTTTCCGACATATTTGGACTTACCATCGTTCCACATAAAATTTCCATCAGATATTTTTGTGAGCCCACCTTCATTTACTATTTCTATTCCTATTGATTTTTTATCAGCAAATCCTTTAGAAGGGCCATATTTTAACCCCAAATGAAAACTCCAATATTTTGGGTCAAATGTTTGGTATATTGTACCATCTTTATCAATAACATAAGCTACTGCAACTGGTCTTCCATCTTGGTCCCACCAAGATATAGACCCCTTTGCACTTGAAGATACTGTATGATGCAAATATATTTGTGTTTTTTTAATTTCTTCTTTAAAGAAATTATCACTTTTGATTGGATTATTTATAATATTCATTGGTATTTAAATTTTTCTAAAGGTAGATTATAATCTACCGGAAGTGAATAAACGATATCGTCATGTTCAATCAAAGCTAATTGTGCTCTTTGTTCAATTAGATATCCTAATTTTTCAAGTTTTTGAACTTGAACAACTACCCATCTGGAACCAGAATCATCCACAATAACATCTTTTTCGCGTAGTGGTGGGTAATTTAACATTTCTAATAGCACATCACTTGGCTTCCATTCACCAAACATCATTATTTGATTTCGTTCAGGTGAAGGAGTAATCATTGCTAAAAAAGGGGTTGGAGGTAAATATCCAGTAGACCAGCCTGTACCTTGACACTCACTGCAATTTGGGTCGGTGGCCCTAAACAACACATCATCCCAACATTTAGAACAATGTGCACCCCAAGTTTTTCTCTTTAATAAAAAAAATTTTCTACCTACAAATTTTTCTAATACTAATCTTTTTTGTCTTAAAATTTCTTTAGTACTCAAATCTATTGACAAATACTTAAAGTATATAGCATGAGGAGTAAGAATAGTTACTTCATTTGTATTTATATTTTTTACAGAAAGTTTATAATACCATATTCTACCAGGTGTTGACAATCCATCTAAACTTGTATCAGTATAATGTGAAATTTCTAGAGCTAAATCTGTAGCAATTTGTTCGAACCCATCTAAACTATTTGGAAAACCAGTAGACTCAGATCTATAAATAGATAATTTATAGTCGTTTAAATTTTCATCTATAACCTCTAATTCCCATTCTATATAAATTGAATTAGTGTTTATTTGATTTATAGCAGCTCTTTTTAAATTTAACATTTTATACTAAGCTATATTCAGATGGAATGTTGCCATAACAATTATCAATATTTTTATTAACTTTAAATTGTTGTACGGATCTTTCAAATTGGTTAACCAATATATTAAAATAATTTATATATCTACCGTATTTATCATAATTTTGAACCGTCACCCCGCCGCTATCACGATAAGTTAAAGTATTTCTAGCAGATAGAATTCCTTTTGTTGTTAAAATATTTAATGCAGCACCTAACCTTAAAATAAACCACGGAACTTCATTAAATTTTTCATATCCTGCTGTATTAACTATAGGAGTAGTAAAAGATATTTTATCTAATGCATCCTGTAATGCCTCAAATAATTCTTTATCTGTAGATTCTTGCAGTTCAGTTAAGACATTTAATTCAGCTGAATCGTTCAAAAAACGACGAAGTCTATCTACGTATACTTGATCTTCCGGTGTTATGTTGGTTACATTTAGTTCCATAATACCTCCAATTTATATTGACAATATAATATAAATATAAGTATATTGACAATATAATATAAATATATTTAATAAAAAAGGCCAGACATGCTGGCCCTTTTTAAGACAAGGTATGAAAGTTATTAATCTGTGCCTGTAAAAGTAAATTTTGCGCATGATTTAGTATTACCGATACCCATACCAACAGTTTCATAAGCTGCGAAAGTAATGATATTTTTCTTCTTTTCAATCCAGAATTTAGTATCATTTAAAATTAAAAATTGACCGAAGAAATCTTGAGATGTAAATGCATATATTTTATTTTGTAACAAAGATACTTTGTTTGAAACAACTAATCTACGACCAAATAATGTAGAGTAAGTATAACCATTTACAATAACTTCAGAACCTACAGCATCACCGACTGTTGTTGCATTATACAAGAAAAGTCTGTTATACATTGTAGAATCCATCAATAAAACTTCAGCTTTTAATTCATTTCCGTCCAATGCATCAAATAAACGTTTGATGTCATTTTTCTTTATAGTACCATCTGATGCATAAGTTCCTGTTAAAGCAGTATTATTTCCATTACCAACTTCAACATTAATAGCTTGATCTACTTGTTGTATGAATGCAGTATCTTCTATTTTTTGAATGTCAAGAACAGAATTTTTTTCAATTACTTCTGTTAAAGGCATTTCATAAGCTAATAATTCTTCTTCAGTTTTTTGGAAATCAGAACTCGAAATCATGAAGAAAGGAATTTCAAATCTTTCACCAACAACGTATTCAGCATTTGGGTTACCACGGAAGTTAACAAGCATTGCTTTTGAATCTGGTTCAATATCAACGATTTTGACTAAACCATCATGATTAACACTTCTTTGTAATTCTTGCTTTGTAACATATTGTGGTTGAACAATTTTACGAGCAAAAGAAACCTCACGAAGTTTTTGACGAATAAATGCCGAACCTTCCTCAGCAATTTTCATAATACCATCTTGAGTTCCTAATTTTTGAACAAAAAGTTCATTTAATTGTCTTGCACTTAAATCAGCCATTATTATATCCTCCAAAATTATAACAATACGAACTCTATTGCTGTGAATGGTTTGCTCAAATACTTAGAAGTATGAGGAGCTTTTGTACAGATTGCAACTGCAACCTCTTTTCCTGCAGCTGTATTAGTAAGTTTACCGTTAGCATCAACGTATAACTTATCATTTACTGCTGGAGTTCCAACAAATTGATCAGTAACACCTCTCATTTTTCCATAATATACTGTAACTTTACCTGTTATACTTACATCAGGTGTAAATCCTGCAGCACCGTTACGATTAGATTCTGTCCAAATTGGTACTGCAAAATCGCCTGCTACAGGTTTTTTAACATCATCATTGCCACCAAAAGATACAAATGTGCCTGTTTGGCCAGATGCTATAATCCAAGCATCAGCTGTTAGGTCTATTCTTTGGCAAAGATTGATATTGCTCAATGGTTGAAGCATGCTTAAATCCTCCAATAAATTTTAATAATTATCTGACTCTAATAAAGCTCTATGTATAAATATAGAAGCAGCGTCAGTACTGTTTGAATATGTTTCCTCACTGCTTAAAGAAAATAAATTAAACTCAGCAGTTTTTGTTAATTCAAATGCCCGTTTTGTTATTTCCAGTTCTTCAGTAGATTCAGACGCAAATTTTTCTATTGTAGATTCAATGTGTTCAGCCGGTATAATACCCTCTTTAAATAATTTAAACGCAAGAATTTGAGCATTTTTAATATGCTCTAACTCCTTTTTTAAATTTGTATTTTCATTACGCAGCTGCAAAATTGCATCAGCTGCTGCTTTTGCTAAACCATTGTCCATAATTTATTTATTCGTTTGAAAGTCTTGTTAAAAATGCATCAGCCATAATTGTTCCTAATTCGTGAGCTTCAGCTACTTTTTGTACTGCTTCTTCTTGTTCCTCTTCTAAAGCTTGTTCTATTATTTCTTGATCATTTTCAATTAAAGCTTCAGCTACTTTAACTACATCTTCTTCAGTAAAGTTACCTTCACCTACTTCTTCAGCTAAAGCTTCTACAGCTAGTTCAGCATATTTATCTAATAGTTCTTCAGCTTCTGCTATCATAGCCTGATCGTTTTCAATTAAAGCTTCAGCTACTTTAACTACATCTTCTTCAGTAAAGTTACCTTCACCTACTTCTTCAGCTAAAGCTTCTACAGCTAGTTCAGCATATTTATCTAATGCTTCTTGTTCCTCAATTAAGGCTTGATCTGCTTCAATATATGCGCTTGCTACTTTAACTACATCTTCTTCAGTAAAGTTACCTTCACCTACTTCTTCAGTTAAATTTTCTACAGCTAATTCAGCGTATTTATTTAATACTTCTTGTTCATCAGAAGATAATTCTGAATCATTTGCTGCAGCTTGTTTTTGTAACATATCTTCATAAACTGATAATAAATTTAAAGCCATTGTTAAATCTCCTATTATTTTTTTTGTTAATTAATTATTTGATGCTAATTTTTGTAATTCATCATAAAATGCTCTAGCCATTATTCTACCTTGAGCATCATATAACGCAGCTACTTTTTCCAATTCAGCTCTTTCTGCAGCTTCTTTTTCTAGATCTGCATCTTGATTAGATGTTTTAACTTGTGTTTCAGTTTGATCATTCGCTACTTTTGTTTGCTCGTCGTTTGTTTCAGCTAAACTTTCTGCTAAAATCTCTTCAGCAGTTTTTTCTGATGTTTTATTCAATCTAGCTAAAATATCGTCGAGAAAAGAACCATTATTAGCCATTACTCTGACCTCCATTAATATTAAGTAAATCAATATAAATACGATTAAGTTCTTTGATTGGTAAATTACTAACAAAATTTGCAACTTTTGTAAATTTTGATTTTATGGCACTTTCTGCTTTTGTGCCAACTAATGCACCAGTCAAAGCTATTAAAGCCGGGTGCTTACGAACAAAATCTCGAGTAGGTGTTATCGGCTCACCCTGTTGAGCTTTAAACTCATTTTTTGCTGAATAATAATAAGACAAAGGAAAAGCTATTAAAGAATTTCTCATAAATGTATCAATAGCTGCTGATGTTTTTGTAAATTCTTTATCTTGCATAAATATTGAACCTGCTGTTCCAGCGCCAATTAATACAGGAAGTAACCATGGATTCTTTGATATAAATTCTTTAAATTTAGAAGTAGAAGTATCCTTAAATACCTTAGTATAACCATAATATAAACTACCCAAAATACCTAAAGGCAAAATAGGATTTTTATGAGCAGTCAATTGATACTCTGGTTTTTTATCAAAAAATAATTGCTTCCACATTGCCCTACTATCAGTATTTGCGTTCAGTGGTATTTGTGGTTGTGGTTGAAATTGCATAGATAAGTCTTCTGCTACTTTCATTAAACCTCTAGTTACCACCAATTCTTTTGTAATTGATAAATTTGGAACTTCATCAATTAAAAGTTGTGCAATTTTTTCATTAAAATTATCCAATGATATATCAGTTGCTATAATTATATCATTTTCATTTGGAAGAGAAAAAATTATTTTTTCATTTTCAAGTTGTTCAGCTTCTTTAATAAAGCCTCTTGACATTAAAGCTAATTTTTGAAAATCACGTGGATCTGGAACTATTCGTAATCCTAAAAAAGTCGACATTACTTCATTTAATGGAAATTGGGCTAACTTATTAAGTGTGTTTTTATTTATTCTGTTTTGATTCTTAATCACCAAGTTAATTAATTTTTTAGGATATTCTTTTAATTTTTCGGGATCTCTTTCTATTAGACCTGGTTCTCCAATAGCTTCTACTGTTTTTGATATTTCTGCATAATTATTAAAACTTGCTTCCTTAGTATATGAATTTTCTAAATAAAAAGCAACTTTTTTTAATGGTTCTTCTTCTGAATTTATTAAATCAGAAAACATCTTTAATACACTTGAAGTTTTTTCTGCAGGAATTGTAACAATACTAATATCAAAAAATTTTGGTTTTCTATTTATTGCATAAACTTTTCTACCACCTGGTAATATCATATTCATTTGTTCTTTTAAATGAGAACAATAATCTGCTCTTGTTTTAGCCCTATTACCACAAATACTGCATTCATCCCATGGAACTTTACATCCCATTGATGTTGCTGGTAATTTTCCTGCATTTAAGTCATCTATAATATCTTTAGCTTTATCATTATATAGTTCAACTATTAATTCAACTCTATGCATATCAGGATTATAATATGCAAATATTACCTTACCAATTGATTTATTTGGATCTTTATTTATATGATGTCTATAAACATGTCCAAAAATTTCAAAAGTTTTATGATGTTCTTTTAATGCATCTTCTGGAAAATAATCTCCATTTCTATTAGAACCATAAAATTCTCCAGATGATAATGCATTAATTAATGCATAAGAAGATCCTTTAACAGGAGTTAATGACTTAACAAACTCTATAATAGCATCAGAAATACCAGCAGTCTTTTCTAAAGACTGTGGGTGTATTAATTGAAATACTTCAGAGTTATTATCACCATAAAAATATGTAATAGTTTTTTCCATTATTTATTTTTAGAATCTTTTTTTCCTTTAAGCGCCAATTCTTCTTTTCTAATGTCTAATTCTTTTCTTTTCAATTCTGCACCCTGCAGATCTGATAGTGATCTTGCAAAATTAGAAGTCTGAGTATAATGCTCTAAGAATGGCTGTTTTCTAGGTGTTATAATATTACCTCTTGAATCAAATCTACTTTGTATATCTGTCAGTGTTTTATATACATCAATTGGGGGACCACCAAATTGCCCCATATAATCGCGTCTTATTGATTGAGTTATATAAGCACCAGCGGCTAATGGGTCAGCTGCTACATTAGGAGCAAAATGATATAAAGATTCCCAATATCTAGCAACTAATATAGGATCTTCATTCTTTAATGATGGATGAGCTTCTAACATTTTTTCAAAATATTCATTTTTTACTTTTGTTATATTTCTTTTTGCTAGATAATCTTTTATAGCATTTATAGTCACATCAGCTGTTGCACCGATAACTCCAGCAGCCAATGGCAATGCTAACTGCACACCTGGATTTTTTTCTACATAAGAATTGAATCGTTGCCATAAATTACCTGCTAGTTTCTCTAAAAGAGAATGATCATAGTTTTCTACTAATTTTTGAAATTGAGCTTCTTTTATCATTTTATTTATCCTTAAAAATTATTGATAATTATTTATAGCTGCTAAAATTACTTTTACCTAATGTTCTGGCAACATTAGCTCTAGTTAAATAATTAATTTCTGATCCTTTGCTTTTTAATCCAGTAAAATACCCAGCTCCTAAACCAACTCCTAAAGCTGGAACAGCTGCAGCTATTGCTGGATGTTTTTTTCCAAAATTAAAAAAACTTTTTACAACCCCACCTATACCCGCTAGTTTCTCTAAAAGAGAATGATCATAACTTTCTACTAATTTTTGAAATTGAGCTTCTTTTATCATTTTTAGCTGTCTCTAAAAATTATTTATGTTTTTATTTACCATAGTTTGAGCAGCAGTTGACCTAGTCATATAATAATTACCTGGATTTTTTTGTCTTCTGCCAACTATATACCCTGCTGCAAAAAGTGGAAGACCTATTGTTGCTAAATTTTTTATAACTCCAGAAATTTTAACTAAATCACCAGCATTGTTTTCTTTTATTAAAGAATTTACTTTATCTGTTTCTTTCATTAATAAATTTATATCTTCAGACATACTTTTATATATCGTATCTAGTTGAGATAATTTTTGAAATAAATCAGAAGTTTTTGATGGGATTAAATTTTTTTCAGCATCTTTTTCTAAATCAACAAAAGGACATTCAGTTGTAAAATTTTTCTTAAAATCATTTATTATTGTATCTCCTAATAATGGAGTTGCTAGTTTAACTAATTCACAAATATTATTAAAATTAACCCCACCCAAAATAGCTTGTTTTATCATATCGTTAGATTTATCAACACCTACTGATAATTCCGCTTTTTTTACCAAAATTTCATTTTGAAGAATATTTATTTTATCTTTTAATTTAGATATTTCTTGCTCAATTGCTATAGTTGCGCTAGCTTCTTTTGTAATAACTTCATCACCTTTAGATTTTTGTTTATACATACTTAATGAAAATGGTATATCTTGGATATCATTATATTCATCTAAATCTTCTTCAACATCTTTATGCATTATTGAAGCAGCTTTATAAAATGAATCTACCGGATTAGCTAAATTAAATTGAACATAATGATCAGGAGTTTTCGTAACTAACCCTAAATATGTTTCAACGTTAGCTTGTTCCGCAACTCTATGTATTTCTTCTTTAGTTAAGGAATTTGCTACAGCAACTTTGGTTAATGACTCAGTTAAATCTTCCCCATTTTGCAAATATGCATTTGCTATATTTTTCCCTAACTGTAATAATTCATTTGCATTTTTCATATTTAAATATATCTCCTTTAATTATAACAGTCAAGTATTTTTTTATATCAGTGAATTAATAATGAACTTCCATTTAACAAATCCAAAGATATAATTGCATACAAAAGACTATGGAAAAAATCATCAGGACCAATATTTACATATTTAGTTCTTCCCATTTCTTCGTCATATTCAGCTTGTATGTTTAATATATCATCAGCAAATGGTTTAAAATATTCCCACCTTGGAAATTCCACTTTACCTTTTCTGATTGCATCAAATAAAGCTTGCATCATTTTAGTTCTGCTTAATGTAAAAGCAGGTAATTTTTCATTCCATTTAACATTTTCTTTTTGGTTCTGTTCGTGCTGGAAAGCAACAACTTTATTGTAACCAATTCTAGAACGAATTTCAGCATTAGATGCCTCACCCATTCCATAGTCAGCTGCTAAATGACTGCAGTTCCAAACTTTCATTAATCTTGGTATTTCTTTATGTATAAAAGCAAAATCAGCTTCTTTACCTAAAAATTTTTTAGCATATACTACTACATACCTATCCGGTCTTCGTTGAACTATACATATAACGGTATTTGAATTTTCAGAATTTGACGGTCCATAGTCTACTCCCATAATTGATTTATAAGAAGCATCTAATGCATCTGGTTCTAAAGGAATAATTCTATCTACATTACAAGAAGCTTGTAATTCCATTTCTGTAATTGGTGATACACCCTCATCGTAGGGTAAAGCTAAAACGTCATTATAAAATAATGCTCTTGAAGTTGTTTGTTTTTTAACTAAAATATCATCATGCCAATTAACCCAAGGAGCTTTAGCAAAATGTAATGCACAAACTCTATAACCTTCCATTAACGGTGCTTGTGTTTGGGAATAGGTAGAAACCCATTGGCCATTTTTTAAGTTTGGTTCTTTTCCACAATTTTTACAAATAACCCCATTTAACCCAATATTACCTTCATCTAATATATTCCACTTTCCGCAATGATCACATTTAATAATATATTCATTTTGAGATGAAGCACGCCATAAATCTGCTAATGTACCTTTTGATCTTTTTGGAGTTCCCGAATACATAGTTATTTTATATAAAGATCTAGACATTGTTTCTCTAACAACTGGAATTATATCTTTTTTTAAATCCTGCGCCTCATCAAATATATTCATATCAGCACTATACCCACGAATTTTATCAGCATTTAATAATGCATATCTTATATACATTCTGCTTCCATTTGATAGTTGTTTCATATGAACATTTTGCACTAATGAATTATGCAAAAAATATTCTTTAATAAGAGGTGAGCCCTCTAATACAGGATTTACACGATCATGAGAAAATACTTTAGATTGATCAACAGTAGGTGCAATATAAAGAGTTTTAAAATGTGGTATCATTGCTGAATTAGCAATCATCATCATAGCCATTGTTGTTGATTTAGCCGTTTGTCTTGAAAATTGCAATACAATATTTTTAGCATTTGAATCAAATATTTTTACCATGTGAGGATAATCAACTAAAGAAAAAGGTTCTCCATTCAAATATAAAAATGCCTGAGCAAATTGACTTCTTGTTAAATCAAATGTTTTTTTCATACAATGCTATTTTTTCTTTTTATTTTTTTGTCGATGTTTTATATCAGATGGTTTTGAATAAAATTGCTTCTCTTTATATATATCTAATATTTCATATTTTTCTACTTTTTTCTTAAATCTTCTAATAGCTTCATCTATTTTAGATGGATTAGTAAGATATATAGCTAAATTAGCTACCTTTTTAGTTTGTGTGTTAGAATGTTGTGTTTTCATAAATACCTGGATGTGCATCGCTTATAGATGGCTTAGGGATTAAGTTTAATTCTTTTATGTATTCAAAAAAATCAGAATATTCAGACCCTTCGAGAGTTTTAAAAATTATATTTCTCCAATCTGTTCTAGGAATTCCCCACCCTAGATCATATTCTAATTTTCTAGCCTGGTCAATATCGCGTACAAACATGTACACTTTAAATAAAGCTTCTTGTTCTAATGTTTTTAAATTTTCTAATTTTGTATTGTAGTAATCTTTATTTAATTCCCATAAATTAGAAGTTCTCTTATCTTCTAAAAATTTTTCATAATCTTCTCTTAATTTTACTTTTTTGTGATATTCATTTGTGAGCCTTATAAATTCATCAAGCATTACTTTTGCAGTATATAATTCTAACCTAAAAAATTCAGTTGGAGGAACATGGAATAAAGTTTTTGGTTTTGCTAACCATACATCATGTAATAAATCATAGGCGCCAAAGACTACATCTTGCCAACTAGTGGATAAATCTTCTGGAATTGCTTGTAAAAATAAATTAACCGGATGTTTTGTTCCGGGGGCAAGAGCACCATTCATTTCTTTTCTTTTTTGATTTAGTTCATCAGTTAATTTCCAATCCGGAATTCTTACATTAACATCTATGTCACTATCAAATGACCATTGATAACCAACACTTGTGCCAATCATTACCAATTCAGAAAAATCATGCCCGAGTAATTTAATAGCCTGTTGTATTATAAATTTTTTTATGTGAGGATAAACATGCCCATCTGGATCCCATATATCTGGACATAGAATTTTTTTAACTGGAGCTAATACACTTGCATATTTATTTTTCAAATGCTATTTCCCCATCTTTTAACAAATCATCTAAATGTAAAGGTTTTTCTTCTATTTGTTTTGGTGCCTCAGCTTCAGAAATCAATGGAATTCCTAAGCCATTTTTTATTTCATCAGAAGTATTTTTTAGTAGTTTACCTTTTAATGAAAATTCTATTTCTTCCAAAATAGATTTCTTCTCTTCTTTAGAGTCATTTAATTTTTCTAATCTATCTACTATACGTAAAGCTAACGCACCCCATTTTTGTGCTTCTTCTGGTATTGCCTTCATTTTCTCTTTGAAGTTGTAGTAACAATCTGACCCCATTTCTCTTAACATAGCATCAAATGATTTTTCTGGTGAAATCCCAAGTTTCCATATCAAATAATCTTTATCACCTTCTAATGCAAGATCATAATATCGTTTCAATCTATTATCAGTTACCAATTTAACATAATCTCTTTTTTCTGAAATAGTCCAATCATCCACATTAAAAAAGTAATGTAAAAATTCTTTAATATCTTCCGGCCCATAATGAATATTGTATTTAGCATTAACAATAAGCTCAATATCTTCTTCTGTTACAGAAGCTAAAGCTAGTGAACTCATAGTCTGATACATATTAAAATCTTTTAATATTTCAAATGCTCCTGGTATTCCTATAGTGCCTTCTGGTATCTCTAGTTTCATCAAGTAAGCTACCATTTTTTTAACACCAATTTTATCTAACCACTCAGGATCAGGTAATGCTGTTGGTTCTTTAAAATATTCTGGGTGACTATTCCAAAATACACTACATACATGTAATATATCTTCTTTTTGAAATAAAGATGACATTGCTACATCTAGTTCTTTTACGATTTGAAAAATTTCTTCGTAAGATCTACGAGCAACAACTAAAGATTCTATGTATTTTATAAATGGTACTCTCATAGTTATTTACTAAAATTTTTACTAATTTCTATTAATCTATTTTTATCTAAAGATAATTTATCTAACCATTTAGCAAATTTTAACATAATTGCCTGGTCGTTATTAAAAAAGGTTCTTACTTTTTCTTCTAAATCAGCAAATGATTTAACATCTTCACTTGCTATTTTTGTAAAAGCACGATCAAAATCATTATCAACTAAATCATTTTGATCTTCATATTTTTTTATATCTTGAAAAATTTCCATTAGTTATCATCTCCTTCATTATAATATTGTTCTAAATAAAACCTAATAACTTCAATATCAGGTTTCTTATTAAATCTAGCTAGTTCTTTTAATATATTATCTTTAACTCCATATACTATAACTGGTTCAGTTTCGTAACCATTAACATACTCAACAGTCATTCCGAACTCATCATCAGCTACTTCTTTAATTAAGTCTGCTATTTCATTATCTTCTGGAGTTCCAGATGATTGTACTAAAATATACATATTATACCTTTTTAGTTTTTTTAGATTTATTTTTATTATCTAAAGATATATTATTTGGTTTTTCTGTAGTTGCCTCACTAGCTTTTGAATCTTCTTCATTTGTAGATTCTTGTTGAAACAAAACCGTAGAATTTTCTACATCCTCCTCTGAAGAAATGTTAGTTAATTCTGGTTCTTCATTTACAGTTGTTAATTCTTCATTTACAGGAGTAGATATGTCCGTAGTATCTTCAACAATAGAGGGAGACTGTGTTGGTTGTGTTGGTTGTGTTTGTTCTTCTTTTTCCCTCAATTCTTTTAGTAATTGAAAATATCTGTCGTATGCCATTTTTATCTCATAATGTTTTATTAATATATTATAATGTAAACTTTTTAATATAAAATGTCAAGTTTTTTCAATTATTGGTATAAGAAATATAAGTAATTATATTAACCTAAAAAGGAGACACTATGAAATTTATTTGCTTTAACGGTTCTACTTTTACTTCAGATCACTCAGAAATTGAAGTGATAACCCCAGTTTTTATTTATCTTAAAAAAGATAATGTACTTGTAAATTATAGAACTACAAGCCATGACTATGATTTTAATTGCCAATTGCCAGGCAATAATATTGGGCAGTATTTAATTACAAACAATCTAGTTATACCGGATACAACACAATTAGAACTTGGATTAAATTTTGCTGGGTTTAAAGCTATTACTTCTGGTACTAATTTTGAACAATTAAAAATAGGTATGGAAGAAATAGAAAGATTAGTTCCTATAAATAAAAATAATTTTTTAGGAAAGTTTTTAACCAACTTAAATCCTAGTATTTCGATGGGAAAGACAACCAACATTACCCCAACATTAGTTGGCAGTGCTACAACATTAAGTCCTTCGTTTTTAACAGGCGACTTTTCCTTTTCAAATGGAAAAGTAAAGTATGTAAGATATGATTGGTTAGATTATATCAAATTATGAATTTTGTGATAAATTATTATTAGAAAATGCAGAAGTACCAACTAATCCGGCTATTTCTTTTGCTATATTTGATTTTTTAAAATTCTTTAAATTTGGAGTGTCATATACCTCCAAACCTGATTTATTTTGCGACCCTTTTCGTCTTGATAATAAAGCTTTTAATAATTCTCTATCTTGATTTTCAGCTCTTAATAACATTCTAGATGTATCAATTTTTTTATCATCAGAAATTTTCATTGCAGCCCCTATACCGCCGGCAGCTAATCCGACACCAGTAATAACTGCCGGTTTATATTTTTGTAATAATGGGTGCAACAAATTTTTAGCTTCTAATCCTCTTACAGCTAAATGTGCCAACGCTGACCCTATGGCCGCTGGGTATATAGTGGTTACTAGCCATTTTGATTTTGGTTCGTAAGCTTTCTCATTAACATATTTTTTATATAAAGGCAAAGCCATTTCAACTGGAAGATTTTGATCATAAACTCCATCTGGCAATCCTAATCCAGTTATTTTTGCTGTTTTTAAAATTTCTTTATTATTAGACATAGCTCTAATAACTGCTTTTGACAAACTGTTATCAAAATCTTTTAAGTTATGCATTAGCTTATATCCTTAATTTTGTATAGAAGGTGAAGTTTTTGATTTATCATCTTCAGTAGTTACTTTAGCTGTAGGTTTATTTTTAGATAATAAACCGCCAATTGAGCCTATATCCCAATTAGTGATAAGTTTTTCACTAACTTTTCCACCTATGGCTACTACACCAAATAATAATTTAGTCGTTGTAAAATCCCAAACAACTCTAAGTACAATAAGGGTCCAATAAGCATCAAAACATAATGTAAATATAACCATGAAGGTAACTAACCTTCCCATAGAGAACATTTTTGTTTTGTCATCTTTAAAAAAATCTGCGGTGTCCCCTAGATTTTTAATAAAATTATTTGTAGATTCCAATATAGTTTTAAATAAATTCATGATTAAATTTAAATAATAATTTAATAATAGTCAATACTAAAGGTATTATATGTTTTTAGTTAAAATAATACATCTCCATGCTTTACTTGATGTAAAAAATGGACCTGCCGTTGAAGATGTTGAATTTGACAATATGGCAAAATTAATGGCGACATTTATGTCTATTGATGGAGTATCAATATCTAAAGATACTATTTTTAAAAATAGAATACCAGTGGCAAAAATATTTACCACTGGCCCAATAGAAGAAGATTAATTATAAAATATTAGCAGCTAGTTCTGCTAATTTAGAACGTTCGCTTTTTTCTAGATTAATATGGGAAAAAATTTCTTGTCCTTTCATTTTATGAATTAAATAAGTTAATCCATTTGATCTAGAATCTAAATAAGGAGAATCAATTTGATAAATATCACCAGTAAATACAATTTTTGTTCCTTGTCCAGCTCTAGTAATTATTGTTTTTACCTCGTGAGGAGTTAAGTTTTGTGCTTCATCAATAATAAAAAATACACGTGGGATAGAACGCCCACGTATGAAAGGTAAAGGTGTAATTTCAATTTTCTTTTGTTCGTTCATTTGTTCAAATAATTTATCATTATTAAATTCACCTTTTATTACTTTTAAATTATCATATAAGGGTTGCATATATGGATCTATTTTTTCGTTTGTATCACCAGGTAAAAAACCAATTTCTTTATTACTTAAAGGTATTATTGGTCTCGCTAACAATATTTGGTTATAAAGTTTACGCTGATGTATCGCTGCAGCAAGGCTTAATATTGTTTTTCCTGAACCTGGTGTACCGGTAAGAGTTACTAATGAACAGTTAGGATTTAATAAAGCATCTAAAGCAAAAAACTGTTCCAAGTTTCTGCTTTTTAAACCAGCTGTCATTTCTTCTCTTACTTTCTCAAATAAATTAGTTAATGGATTATATCTTACCATAGCTGTTTGTTTTCCGTTTCGTAATAAAAAATATTCATTACTAATTGGAGTATCTATTATTTTTGATAAATCTACTCCATCGGGATATTTATAAACGAGATCGATTACTTCTCCTGGTAAGTTAGATATAATTCTATATCCTTTATACAACTCATTAACATTTTTGACTTTTCCAGTTTCATAATCTTGAGCACAAATACCTAATGCTTTAGCTTTCATTCGTAAATTAATATCTTTTGTAACTAATATATAATTTGCATCAGCCTGTTTTGTTTTATTATAGGCAAAGTTTAAAATTATATTATCATTCACAGAGGAGTCAAGGACTTCTAAAGCAGCAGGCTTATTAAAACCATTTACAGCAATAGATAAACAACCTAAACCATTTCCTAAAGAAACATCTTTGGTAGGGGAATTTTCAAATAACAAATCTAAATCACGTATAAAATTACGTGCATTTATATTTATTACATCATTCCCCTTTTTAAATTTATCTAATTCTTCAAGAACTGTAATTGGGATAATAATATCGTTATCTTGAAAATTGTATATTGAATTACAATCATACAAAATAACGTTTGTGTCTAAAATGAATATTTTTTTCATAAGTTATCCTCATATTAATTGGTAATTTAAGTATAACCTGAAAAAAATTAATTGACAATCTTTACTTTTAAAAAGTAAAAATTTATTTTTAGGCACAAAAAAAATTAAGAGTTATTAATATAATAATCTGCGAATGCGGGTTGGTGGTTTATTTGCCAGTTCTCTTAATTTCCTTGCCAATGCAAATACTTCTGCAAATGTGTATCTTTGCATCGGTGTAGGTTGCGCAACTTTTATTAACGCATTTTTGAATCCAATTAAAGTATTTATCGTCATAATATTTATATGTTTTAAAATAATAGTCTAATACAATATAACCTTTAACTCAAAAAATGTCAAGGTAAAAATGAATACTACAAAAAATCCTTTTAATATTAAACAAGTTGGTTTTGGTGAGTTTTATTATGGAACAAACGAAACACGATTAATAGCACCAAGTTATGCTTCTATTCCTAAAGAATTTAAAGTACAAACAAATATGACTAAATGGAGAATAGCAAGTATAGTTTGGTTTAGATATGGCTTGCACAAAGATTCAAGATTGATACCAAAAAAAGGTATTGACAAAGAAGCAGCAATAAAACATATACAATGTTTGTTAAATTGTTATTTTATAAATTTGCAGCATAAGATAGCTGCAGCAGCTTATCTATTATCGTTATGGTTCGAAGATGTTTATATGATAGGATTACAGCAATTTACTTTAGATACTTTAGATACTTTAAATAAATAAAATTAAATATTGGTATAAGAATAATATAAGAAGGTATGGTTTGATTACGTTTTTTGTCTCGCCCCTTTAGGGGGTAAGACGTGATTTTTATGTTAGTTAGGGCCTCTGTCGAATATGGGTATTACAATCGTAGTTAGGGCGATTGCATTGAGGTAATCGACAGAGGTTATTTTTAATTTAAAAATTAATGGAGCAATATGAGAATTGGAAAAATTATAACAGAGGGTTTCGGGATGCTATCGTTTGATGATGGCTTTTCAAATGATCAATTTACCGGCATGGTAAATTATGAACAAATAAACATAATAAAAAAAGAAATTCCATTATTAATATATAATGGAGATCCATATGTCGATTTATTAAACTTTATCGACGCTATTGACAAACCAAATAACAAATATAGGGCAAACTTTATGTCAGAAGAACTAAACCTACAAGTATTTGATGATGGGCCGGATGATGAAGAAAACACAGACCCATACATACCACAAACTCCGGATATGCCAGACATGCCATTTGATATTCCAGATGATAGTGGTGAAGACTATCCTGAAGATCCAGAAATTTTTGACGAATAAAATATTAATCTTTTGGCCGATTGGCTAAAATGTCTCCTGGTACCTCACTCTTTTTTTTGGGTGAGGTATTTTTTTAATACCTTTACTGACGGTACTTACTGCAAATAAGTATTGTCAGTACATAAAAAATTTTATCTATTTCTTTTTAGCTTAAAAATAATAACTAAAATAATAACAATAACAAAGGAAAATCAAAATGAAAAAATCAATTTATTTAACAACAGTATTATTTCTTTTATTAACTATCCAAACATTTGGCCAATTTAGCGCATCTAAGTTACTAAATGCTACTAAATCTGAAATAATAAATATTCTTGGTACTCCAAATAATTATATGAAAGATGGATTTATTTATTATTATGACTTTAATGATATTGATAACAACACAGTAGTTGCAGCTTGCTATAAGTTTTATGGAGATACATGTGTTGAAACAATTGAAACATTAAAATATTCATCATTAAAAAAAGCAAAAGAATATATGAGAGAATTAGCTAGCGTATGTCAAGTTCTTAGTAGTAGTAACCTTAAAATAATTGCAGCAACAGGTAATTATCAAGTTATTCTTTATATATCCCCCGGAGCCAGGGGTTCTTATTTATTAAATATTTCACTAAGCGAGATTAATAATTAATTTTTTAAAATTTTTTGGTATAGGAATAATAGTTCTATAAAGAAAGGTTTTAGAGCATCTTCGGATGCTCTCTTTTTATGTATTAAAAATGAATCGAACCTGTTGTGGAATTGAAAACTAACTAAAGGAAATAAATAAATGGCAAAGTTAACCCAAACCATAGTCTACAATACAGACTATGGGTTTGATGAGTCTCACCAGAGATTCATTCCCTTTTCCCTGTTAAATATAGGGGATAAGGTGGATATGGAGGTGACTTCATGTACACCGACGGGAAGGGCTATGTATATCCGTCGCATCAATGGAAAGATTATAAAAATCGATACTTTCCATGATGGGGATGAGACAATGACCACCATCATTTGGAAATAACGATTCAAGAAACTTTACCTCGAAGTTTCCCCATCAAGGATGAACATGACGTTCTAAGCTGCGATGGCTTTAGTAGAGGACGGATAGCTAAGTAAACCAGCTAATCCTAAATGTTAAGAGCAACCTTATCATTTAGGAGAAGGGTGATTAGCGAACCTACAAGTTATCGAGTTGCTTAGATAACTTGTGTGGGGGCTCTGTGGCTTATGGAAGCCTGAAAGGAGTGGGTTCGAGCCCCACCTGAGCAACAAATATCGGCAGCTGCCTTAAGAAACTTAACCCCTGAAGTTTCATCCACCAGCGAGGGTGGCTTTAGTAGGGGGATAATAAAAATTAATTGACAACAACAAAAAAGGAGCCACATGTTTACATGGGACTACAGAATCATCAAAGAAGGTGATTCTTTTTCATTTGCAGAGGTCCAGTACAACGAGAATGGGAAAATTAAGGGATGGTCATTGGCTAACCCAAACCACTTCCTCACTCTTGGAGAACTGGAAAAAAATCTTGACCTCATGAAACTGGCTTTTGAAAAGCCAGTGATTGAGTTCAAAGAATATTAAATTTCAGCTTGCTGGGGAGGTAACTCTCCACACTATATTTCCCACCAATCATACATTTGATGGCAGGGCTGATGTATGAGGGGTATAGTGGCTCATGAACAAAGACATGGAGGAATTTATTCTGGGAGTGACGACTTCCACACTATATTTCACAATTAAGTGGTATGGTGATCCATGAACAGAGACATGAGAGCAAGCCTGCTTTTTGCTGGAGGAAAATTCCTCCTTACGCATATATAATCATGGATTCGTAAGCAGGGTTGAATCCGTGTGGTATGTAAGTAACTCATGAAATGACATGAGAGCGACTGCCCCCTGCTTTTTTATTGATTATAAAAATTAATAATATAACCACATAACATAAGGGGAAAGAAAATGGATGTTGATTTTTTAGATATGGATTTTATGAAGAACGCGTATGAAAATACGCTCTTTGTAATATCTAACCATCCACCTGAAAAATGGTCGGATGAGCAAAAGGCAGGGATTCCTCACATTAACTATATTCCTATGCCTAACATACCTGCGAATTATACAGCTATGCAGGTGCATAAGGAATTTACCCATCCTCAAATTGACAGATTAGAAAAAATGAGGAGAGAAGCAAAAAGTGCGGGTAAAATTCTCCACGTAAGTATTCAGGGTGAATGGACATACGTTGGAGGAATTATCCACTACTTTGCAGATAAGATTCGAATTCACTTCTGGACTCCTACTACTGAAAGAGTAGTAAAGGAAGTTCAGAATGCAGATGGTAGTGTTACTAAGGTCTCGGAATTCAAGTTTATTAGATGGAGAAGGATGACATAATGATTACTACATGACATAAGTTTCGACATGAAGCTTACGTCATGTAATAATTTTTAAGAACTTTTAACATGACAAGTTTTTCGACATAATACAAACCAATATAAATCACAAATAATAATCATTTCAGTGAGAATAAAATGAACAACTTATTAGAAAAAACATTGCTGTTGTATCAGATACTGGACATCCCAGTATCTGTAGATAAAGTTCAATTCTTCGGACCAATGTTTGAGATACTGAAACAATATAACCCACAAAGTTTGGGGATGATTGGAAAGGTTGAGACACTCTCAACATACAGCCTAACTAACCACCATCTACTAGCAAATAAATGCGAGTGGATTATAGAAGACCAAGACCCATTAATAAAGTTATCAATAACAAGGGTAACTACAGAAAATATTGAAAAGTACGTAGTATATCTTTATAAAGACTCGCTTAAAATAAAAGAGTTTTATAAGAAGTACCTACAACTACATAACGTAAGTTTTGACATGTGGTAATTTTTAAGTTTTTCAACAACATAAACTAAATCATTAATTATTTTTTTAAAAAGGAGAAAGCAATATGGAAAAAATTACAGACTTGTTAGCCAAGTTGGCGGAAAAGCTCGGAACTACAATAGAGCACATATGGAGGGTACTAATTAATCAGGCCCCTATCCAAGTTGGTAAAAATGTAATTACAATTATAATACTAATAATTGTAAATACATTGGCAATGAAATATGCTTTGGGTTTATTTAAAGGTAGAAGTCTTGGTGATGATGATGATGCTTACCAGATATTTGTGATGATTTTTGCAGTAATTCTGTTGGTGTCATCATCCATCTTCGGAATGCACCTTTTTTTGGAATCATTTGATGCCCTACTCAATCCGGAGTATTGGGCATTAAATAGAATCCTGGAATTGGTTAAACAATAAAATTTATTGAGTGGAGAGATTTAAGCTCTCCACTTTTTTTATTTTTTAAATTAGATAATAACAATAAAAAGGGAGAAACTAAAAGATGAGTATAATCATGGAATTAAAAATCAATAAATTCGGAGAGCTGTCAAGCGACCCGATATTTAAAGATGGAAAAGTAATTTTCCCATCTTTCACCAATCGCCAAATTGCTTGGGAAGGTGAAGAGTGGGAAGTTGCTTTTGTTAGGTTAATCCCTTTAAACAAAGTTGACAAGAAGGGTCAGCCTATGTTTAGAGGAGAATACATACTAACCCAAAAAATTTATACTTCACCAAAAAGTCTTGCAGGGGCTTTGTTTGGTGGAAGCAGTGAAGTAAAATTTTTTGATAAAGAAAAAAAGATTTTTAGTTTAAAATGCGGAGATCATATTGAGAAGTTCCCGGCCATATTGATCTCCCGCAGATTCCAAGTTACAGCGGTTGGGGAGATTTGGGAGTGGCTTGAGTATGAACCGACGGTAAATGGTAAATATGTTGGTAACCCCAAGACTGAATATATTATCAACAAATATAAACCCTCACTATTTGAAGGGCTCCCCACAGATACCCCCTCTGAGATAGTTGAAAAGGCTATTGAGATATATAATATCATTTGGGAAATGGAGAACAATATTAAAGAAAAATATGCTACTAGAAACGAGCATATTAATGACGTTGCCTTTCCAAAAAATTATAAAGTTTTGTTAGCTAAAGGGGATTATGAAACGATTAGATTAAATGAGGGCGACCCCATCAGTCCTCTTAACGGACATGAATATGATGTGTTCCGTATAGGAGAGTGCAGGTTTTTACCAAACATAAAATTCATCGATGAGGAGTGGTTAGAATTAGATAATCCGCCATTTAGTGTCGATGGTGATAAGGATACAATTTTGGGTGTAATGGATTACCTTATTGCCCCAGATTTTATCGGTGGCAGCCATAAGTTTTTCCATAAACTGTTTGGGGCTGAGGAACCGGACTTTAATGGTGTTTTACAAGCAAGGTTTCTCTATCAAAAAACAATTAAGTCTCGCTTTGCATACGAGACCTTGCACTCGCAAGGCGATGAAACGACTCATCATAATCAAGATGATGAAGCTATTAAGATGATGTTGGAATTTGAAGTCCCGGAAGATGTAATGAAAGAGATTGTTATGGACAATGAATTATTTACCGTCCATTACATACCAACAATTACTCGCGGTCTATATGAAGAGATAGACTTCGAAGAAGGTGTTGGTGCTAAGGATGCTACTTGGTATTCTGGCTCTCGAACTTTTGTTGGGGTTTTTCTATGTTATGAAACGAAAATAGACTTCAAAGTAGAAGCTTGTGAAAGATTTGCTAAAGAGGTTAAAATGGGGTTTACCTCACAAACTGATTTACCAATGTTCGTGAGTTTAATAGATAAATTATAAAATAAAAAAAGGAGGAAGTAATGCGTATGAATTTATTGGTCATCAGCGACCGTAATCCAAAAAATTGGTCTGATAAACAAAAAGAAGGCTGGACCTATATAGAATATACTCCATTTCCAACTGTTCCGCCTACAATGACTTCGACTCAGATTCTTGTAAAACTTGTACCACCAATTTGTGATAGAATTGAAAAATTTTATCAAGAATTGGATAAAGATGCTATGGGATTTGTAGTTTTACAAGGAGAAGCGTCATTGTGCAAAGCTATCTTTGATACTTTTCACGGAAAAGGAGTAAGGTTTGTATTTCCGGTAACAGAGACAAAAAATTTTGAATTTGATAGAACAAACACAATAACTGAATTTGTTCAATGGAGAGAGATTTAATCTCTCTCTATTTTTTTAATAAAAAAAGGAGTGAAATGAAAAAGATTGTGGCTCCAATATGGAGCCAAACCGATTGATCGAGACATTTTCCTCTTACGGAAAGCGATAGACTGCCTCTTGCCCAGATCACGGACGAAGATATCTGTGATTCGTGGGAGCAGAATTTTAAGAGCTGGGGTTGGGAGGTTTAATCTCAGCAATCTGCCAAAAAATTGGCGATTTTTCAAAGAAAAAGTAAAAGCTGTATAACGGCGTTGCAACTAAGGCGCAGCCCAGAACAAGAAATTAACTTAGATACACAATGCCGATGATTATTAGAAACTTATTTAATTAAATAATTATGAACAATAAACGACCAACCTAAAAGACTATAAATGCCGAGAGCGA